AACCCTCATCTCTCCCCATGCTGGTCAGGGCTTGATCAACACCGTTTCCGGCACGCTGGGTGACGTCAAAGCTGATCTGATGGTGGCCATACGTCACGTAACGCAACGTGATTCCGTGACTGTTCGTAACAGGGGGCAGTGATGGTGATCGACCGTCGCACCCTGCTTGAGCAGCTGCAAGACAAGCTCCTTGAGCACCTTGAAGCGACCAGCGTCGCCGAGGCAACCGAAGAAAACGAACACGCGTACTGGGCGGGGGCCCGTGACGCCTGCGCTTTGTCCAAGGAGCTCCGGGCAGTGACCGCCGAGCTCGAGTCCCTCGCCCCGGTGAAGGAGTCGAGCGTTGACGATCTCACCAAGCGCCGTGCTGCTCGGCGCGCAGAGGCCGCGAGTTAGCTCCGCTCCGAGATTTGCCAGTTCGGCCGGCGGGGAGGCTGCCGACTTGGCGGCTTCGGCCGGCCTGATCCTCGACGACTGGCAGCGGCACATCCTCGAGGTCGCCCTCGGCGAACGTCCGGACGGCAAGTGGTCTGCGTTCGAGGTCGGCCTGATCGTCGGCAGGCAGAACGGCAAGGGCGCTGTCCTCGAGGCCCGCGAGTTGGCCGGCCTGTTTCTGTTCGGCGAGCAGCTGATCCTCCATTCGGCGCACGAGTTCAAGACCGCGCAGGAAGCTTTCCGGCGGGTGCTGGCGCTGGTGCAGAACACGCCCGACCTGGAACGGCTCGTCTCGCGGGTGCGGACCTCGCACGGCGAGGAAGGCATTGAACTCCGGTCCGGCGCCCGACTGCGATTCGTGGCCCGCTCGACCGGTTCGGGCCGCGGCTTCTCCGGCGACGTGGTGATCCTCGACGAGGCATACAACCTGCCCGGCTCGGCGATGGGTGCCCTGCTGCCGACGATGGCGGCCCGGCCCAACCCGCAGGTCTGGTACGCGTCCAGCGCCGGCAAGGAAGACTCCGAGGTCCTGGCCCGGGTCAAAAAGCGCGGCGAGGAAGGCTCGTCCGGCCGGCTGGCGTACTTCGAGTGGTCGGCTCCCGCTGACGCCGACCTGGACGACCCGCAAGCCTGGGCTTCCGCGAACCCCGGCCTCGGCATCCGCATCGAGGCGGAGTTCGTCGAGGCGGAGCGGTCGGCCCTGCCAGAGATCGAGTTCGCCCGTGAGCGGCTCGGAATCTGGGCGGACGGCACCCGGGACGCCGCGATCGACCTGGCGCTGTGGACGGAACTGGCCGACACGGAATGCCAGGACCGTTCGCCGGTGGTGTTCTGCCCGACGATCAACCCGGAGCGCACCAAGGGCGCGATCACCGGGGCGATCCTGCGCGGCGACGGCCTGGTCCAGGTGGAGTCGATCGACTACCGGCCGGGCACGGCATGGATGCCTGACCGGCTGCTCGCGCTAAACGCGGACTGGCGGCCGGTGGCGATCGTCGTGGACCCCGGCGCGGCCGAGGGGTCGCTGATCCAGGGGTTGCAGGCGTCCGGGATCGAGCCGGTGCTGATGACCGGCCGGGAGGCCGCGCAGGCCGACGGGGCGTTCTACGACGCGGTCGTCGACCGGCGGATCAGGCACGGCAACCAGGCCGCCACGAACATCGCCGTCGAGCAGGCCACCTGGCGGCCCGTCGGCGACACCCGCGTGTTCCATCGCCGATCCGCAGCTGACATCGGGCCGCTGTCCGGCGCGGCAAAGGCATTCCATGTCGTGTCGCGTCAGCCGGAGCAGGTGCAGCCGTTCTTCGCGTCCTGGCGCTGAGAGAGAGACCCCGTGACGTTCTTCGACGAAGCCTTGACCGAGCGGATCACCGTCGAGGCCCGGCAGATCCACTTCTGGCGGACTGTCCTGACCGTGATCGCCGGGCTGCTGTTCGGGCTGGGCTGGATCACCTACAAGGCCGCCGCCGGGCTGTGGCTCGTCGCGGCCTGGTGTGCCGCCGCCGTCAAGGTGGGCTGGCAGGAGGCCCGCACCGCCGCTCGCACGTGACAGAAACGGAGTGACCGGTGGGCCTGCTGGAAAGAATTGCCGCTGCCCGCGGTCGCGACGAGAGCCGCTTCTCAGCCGACCAGTGGATCAGCGAATACCTGATCCCGTCTCAGTTTCAGTACAACGGCACCACCTACCCAGTCGGCCTGAACCAGACCGTGACCGGCCTGAGCCAGACCATGGCCGGGCAGAAGGTCCAGCGGATCGCCGCGACCCTGCCCGGTTACGAGGCGGCGCTGCGCTGGTGCCCGCCCGCGTTCGCCGCGCAGATGGTCCGGGCGCTGGTGCTGTCGGGGATGCGGTTCACCTGGCGGAACCTGCCGTCGTCGCCGACGCCGCGCCGGCTGTTCGGCAACCGGGAACTCGAGGTGCTCGAGCGGCCGTGGCCGAAGGCGACGACCGGCGACCTGGTCGCGACGATGGAGTGGCACTCGGGCCTGGCCGGCAACGCGTTCGTGGCGCGCCGGCCGGACCGGCTGCGGGTGCTGCGGCCGGACTGGTGCGGTCTGATCTTCGGGTCGAATCAGGATCCGGACGAGATCGCGGCGACCGCGCTCGACGGCGAGCTGCTCGGCCTGGTGTATCAGAACGGCGGTATCGGGGTCGGCCGCGGGCAGATGAACACGCTACTGCCCGACGAGTTCGCGCACTGGTCGCAGATCCCCGACCCGGCATGCCCCGGCATGGGCCAGTCATGGATCACCGCCGCGCTGACCGACATCCAGGGCGACCGGGCGGCGACCGAGCACAAGCTGAAGTTCTTCACCAACGGGGCCACCCCGAACATGGTGGTCAAGGGCATCACCGCGGCGTCCAAGGAGCAGTTCGAGGACATCGTCGAAGGGCTCGAGCGGGGCCATGCCGGTGTCGCGAACGCTTACCGGACGCTGTACCTGGCCGCCGGCGCCGATGCGACGGTTGTCGGCTCCGATCTGAAGCAGCTGGACTTCAAGCAGACGCAGGGTGCCGGTGAGACCCGGATCGCGATGCTCGGCCGCGTCCCGGCGCCGCTGCTGGGCATCTCGGAGGGCCTGGCCGGGTCGTCGCTGAACGCGGGCAACTTCGGCATGGCCCGGCGTATCTTCGCCGACTCGTGGATCTATCCGTCGCTGCAGGACCTGTGCGCGTCGATCGAATCGATCATGGTCCGGCCGAAGAACCCGCGGACCGGGCAGCAGGACGCCGAGCTGTGGTTCGACACGGCGGACATGCCGATCCTGCGCGAGGACGCCAAGGACGTCGCCGAGATCACGCAGATGCAGGCCATCACTATCGCAACCCTGACCAAAGAGGGCTACGAGACGGATTCGATCAAGGCGTACGCCATTAGCGGCAATCCCAATGATCTCCGGCATACCGGGCTCGTCTCCGTTCAACTCCAGCCGCCGGGAACCACGGCTCCCACTCCCCCACCGACCGGAGGCACACCGTGACGTCCACCCAGACGAAGTCGTCCACGATCTGCCTGCGCGCGGCCGAGTTCCGCGCGACCGGCGACACCGGCGACGGTCGCACCCTGCAGGGCTACGCCGCCGTCTTCAACACACCCACCCGGATCATGTCGTGGGAGGGCGAGTTCGACGAGGAGATCGCCCCCGGCGCGTTCAAGCGGACGCTGCGCAGCGGGATGCCGGTGCTCCAGTTCGACCACGGCCGCGACCAGCGGACCGGATCGGTGCCGATCGGCTCGATCCAGCAGCTCAACGAGGACGATCAAGGCCTGTTCGTCCAGGGCCGCCTCTTCGACAACGACCTCGTCGAGCCGATCCGTCAGGCCATCGAAGGCGGCGCGATCACCGGCATGTCGTTCCGGTTCGCCGTCGCCGAGGAGAAGTGGACCGACGCCGCCGGCGCGAAGGTCAACGCGGGCGAACTCGACCAGCTGTTGTGGAACCCGGGCGACCGCGGGCCGCTGAAGCGCACGATCCTGCGTGTCGACCCGCTGTTCGAGCTTGGTCCGGTCGTGTTCCCGGCCTATGACTCCACGTCTGTCGGTGTGCGGTCGCTGCTCGCGCAGCTGACCCCTGACGAGCACCGCCTGATGCTGCGCGAGCTCGCCGAAGAGCTCCGCTCCCACGCAGGCCTTGACCTCACCGCCGGCGCGCGGAGCGCCGACGGTGATGACCCCGCAGGTACGCAGCCAGGAAACGGCGAGCGGCCACCCGTTCCGATCCGTTCGCGCGCCGACTCCGACGCGCTTCGCCTGAGAGGCATCCTGTGAACGACGACATTCTCGAAGAGCTCCGCGGCAAGGACGTCACGGCGCTCGCCGGCGACTCCACCCCCGACGAGCTGCGCGGCAAGACCCCCGACGAGCTGGCCCGGTACGTCGAGGTCCTCGACGCGCACCTGCGTTCGCTGCACCAGGACGAGGACACTGGCGAGCTTCGCGAGAAGAGCGCCGACGAGCAGAAGGCCTTCGACTACGGCCTGAAGCTGCGCGACAAGGCCATCGCGAAGATCGACGAGCACCGCAACATTCAGGAGATCTTCCGCCGCAAGCCCGCCGCCGTGCAGCGGGCCCTGGCGAACATCAAGACCGGCGGCGACGACGCGTACGGCGACGTGCGCCGGATGCCGAACGCCGAGGCCCGCGACCGGGCCCTGCGGACGCTCGACGACCGCAACGCCGCGTCGCACCTGCGTTCCGACGAGAAGGACCACGTCGAGCAGCAGATCCGCCGCAACCCCGACATCGCCCGCCGCATCCTCGTCACCGAGAACGAGCACTACCGCGAAGCGTGGATGAAGCTCGTCACCGACCCCAACGCCGTCGGCCTGCTGTCCGACGACGAGCGGCAGGCGGTCCGCGCCTACCAGGAGTACCGGGCGGCGAGCGAGGGCACCACCACCGCCGGCGGCTTCGGCATCCCGGTGTTCATCGACCCGTCGATCATCATGACGGCGCAGGGCAGCGGGAACCCGTTCCTGTCCATCGCGAAGCAGGTCGACGTCAACACCAACGTCTGGAAGGGCGTCAGTTCGGCCGGCGTCTCCTGGTCGTTCGACTCCGAGGCCGCGGCGGTCAGCGACGACAGCCCGACCCTGGCGCAGCCGATCGTGTCGGTGTTCATGGCTCGCGGCTTCATCCCGTACTCGATCGAGGTGGGGATGGACTACCCCGGCTTCGCGAGTGAGATGCAGATGCTGCTGGCGTCGGGCTACGACGAGCTGCTGGTGGACAAGTTCACCCGCGGCTCCGGCACTGGTGAGCCGAAGGGCATTCTGACCTGCCTGTCGGCGAACACGAACGTCCGCGTGAAGGTGGCGACCAACCCGGGCATCACCGTCAACGACCCGTACAACGTGTGGCAGGCCATCCCGCAGCGCAACCGGCGCAACGCGTCCTGGCTGATGAACGTCGCCGTGAACAACTCCATCCGGCAACTCGGCGCGGCGAACGTCTACCACGCGTACACGGTGAACCTGCCGCAGGGCGCGGTCGAGGAGCTGTTCCAGCGGCCGGTCTACGAGTCGCCGTATATGCCGACCACGACCACGGTGACCACGGCGACCGAGGGCTACGCGATCGCTGGCGACTTCTCGAACTACGTGATCGCCCGCCGTGGCGGCATGTCGGTGGAGCTGATCCCGCAGATCTTCCAGCAGGCGACCGCAGGTTCCGCGTACGGCATGCCGACCGGGCAGCGTGGCCTGTTCGCCTACTCCCGCATCGGCGGGTCGTCGGCGAACGACCTCGCGTTCCGCCTGCTCGTCAGCTCCTGAAGTCTCCGACCACACCAGGCCCGAAGGAGTAAGCATGGCCGTTACCGACCCCTCGAAGACCAGCACCGTGAAGGCCGACGAGCCGAAGCCGGCCCCGGCCGGCAAGCTCGCCCCGGCGTCCGAGTCCGGCGATCCCGCCGTGCATCACGCGCTGGCCGTCCTGCAGGGCGCCCAGATGAACCGTGACGCGCTGGATGTGGAGAAGGCCGACATCGACGCCGCTGACCAGGCGGTCGCGGACGCGAAGAAGGCTCTGGCCGATCTCGGCTACGAGTAACGACGGACACCCTCGATCGATCGTCGAGGGCATAGGGAAGCCCCGGATCCAGGTGTCCGGGGCTTCCGCCTACCTGGAGGTAAACGATGGATGTGGTCTACGCGGTGGATACCGCGCAGATACCGACCGAGACGTGCGGTGTCGTCCTGGTCAACAAGGGTGAGCACTGGGCGGCGGACGACCCGGTAGTCAAGGCCGCCCCGACCCTGTTCTCGACGGACGCGCGGTACGGGATGCGGTACAGCGCCGAGCCGCCCGGCTACAACGACCCACCGGTCGAGCAGGCCACCGCGGCGCCGGGCGAGCGACGGAGCGTGCGGCGTGGCTGAGGCTCCCGACGTTCCGGCCGACGCCGTCGTCCTGGCCTACGTGTGCGGCAACGAGGTCGCCTACTCGTGGCACCGGTCGATGGTCCAGCTGATCGGCTACGACGCCCAGACCAACCAGCGGCTCGGCGACGGCCGCGGCGGGTTCCTGGCCCTGCGCTACGGCACCGGCGGGCTGATCCAGGCCCGCAACCAGGCCGCCTACGACTTCCTCAACGACTACCCCGACGCCGACTGGCTGTTCTGGATCGACACCGACATGGGCTTCCCCGAGAACGCCCTCGAGCAACTCCTCGAGGCAGCCGACCCGGTCGAGCGGCCGATCGTCGGCGCGCTGTGCTTCTCGCAGCAGGAGATCGAGTCCGACGGGATGGGCGGCCGCCGGGTCCAGCCGACCCCGGTCATCTACGACTGGATCACCGTGGACGGCCAGTCCGGGTACGCGGTGCGCTGGGACTACCCCCGCGACACCGTGACCCAGTGCCATGCCACCGGCTCGGCGTGCATCCTGATCCACCGCAGCGCCCTGGAGAAGATCCGCGACGAGTTCGGGACCTGGTACGACCGGGTGCCGAACCCCAGCACGCAACAGCTGTTCAGCGAGGACCTGTCGTTCTGCGTCCGGGCCGGCGCCCTGGACATTCCGGTGTTCGTCGACACCCGGGTGAAGACGACGCACCTGAAGCCGATCTGGGTGTCCGAGGACTTCTACGTCCGGGAGCGGGCCGCCCTGGCCATCCTGGAATCCAGGCCGGACATCTCCGGCCTGAAGCGGATCGCGATGACCCGCGAGCAGGCCTGGACGTTCGACCTGCTGCCGGAGGCCCTGGCCGAACTCGGCCTGAAGCCGACGTCGCTCATGCACGTCGGGGCGCACCGGGGCGAAGAGGTGCCGATCTACCGCAAGTGCGGGATCGAGGACATCACCCTGGTCGAGCCGGACCCGATCAACGCCGCCTATCTGGGCGAGGCCTTCCCCGACTGCGAGGTGGTAGAACTTGCCATCGGTCCGCAGTCGGAGCGTGCGACGTTCCATCGGGCTGTCGACACGGTGTTCAGCGGCCTCAAGGCGGACGCTGGAGTGCCTACGGCCGAGACGTTCGAGGTCGAGGTCAAGCCGCTACGGATCGTCCAGGTCGCCTACCCCTCGGCGGTCCTGGTGATCGATACGCAGGGCACCGAGCTGGAAGCGCTGGCCTCCGCTGATCTGACCAATGTCGAGTTGGTCATCGTGGAGACGCAGGAGCTGTCCCGGGACCTGTACGCCGCGTTCTGGCCGGACGCGGTGGAGGCGCTCGGGAAGGTGGGATTCGTCCCGGCGATCCGCTGGGAGCACGAGGCCCACTTCGCCGACACGCTGTTCGTGCGGCAAGCCGATGACGAGTGATCTGCTGATCGTCGTGCCCACGCGCGGCCGGCCCGCCTCGGCCCGGCGCGTGGTCGAAGCATGGAAGGCAACTGAGGCATTCGAGGTCGCGGAGCTGATGTTCGCCGCCGACCTCGACGACCCGTCGATAGAGGACTACATCGGCATCCCGCCGGACTATGCGGGTTTCCCGGTCACGGTGCACATCTCGCCGAAATGGCGGCCGATGGTTGCCAAGCTAAACGACGTGGCTGGGCTTTACGCGCGGAGCTACGAGTATCCGGTGCTCGGCTTCGCCGGAGACGACCACCTACCCCAGACGACTGGCTGGGCTGCCCGCTACCTCGAGGCCCTGCGGGAGATGGGCACCGGCATCGTCTATGGCAACGATCTGCTGCAGGGCATCCGGTTGTGCACGCAATGGGCGATGACCTCGGACATCGTCCGATCCTTGGGCCGGATGGTCCCGGCGCCGGTGGACCACATGTACTGCGACAACTCGGTGATGGACGTGGGCAAACTGGCCGGTTGCCTGCGTTACCTGCCGGACGTCGTCGTCGAGCACTGCCATCCGCTCGCCGGAAAAGCGGACTGGGACACCGGGTACGCGCGGGTCAACCGGGCCGAGCAGTACCAGCGGGACGAGGCCGCCTACCGGCAGTGGTGCGGCTCCGGCCGCGACGCGGACGTCGCAACGATCAAGGCGCTGAGGGGGCCCGATGGTCCAGTACGCGACCGCCACTGAGTTGGCCGGCAGGCTGCAGAAGGACCTCGACACCTACAGCGCCAACCAGGTCCTCACCCTCACCTCCAGCCTGTTCTCCCGGACGGCGGACACGTGGTGGGAAGCAACGACCGTCACCTACACGGTCCTCGGGTCGTTCTGTCCGTCGATCGCCCTGCCATTTCGGCCGATCACTGCGGTCACAGCAGTGCGGATCAACGGGGTAGCCGTCACCGGCTGGACGCTGATCAAGCGGACGCTGTGGCGGCCTGGCGGCTTCGGGGTCTCGTGCGTGATCCCGCCGGACGAGGTCGACATCGACCTGACCCACGGCTACGCGGCACCGACCGACGACGTCAAAGGCGCGGTCCTGGAGACAGCGGCTCAGGCATACGAGGTCCCACCCAGTGCGGTGATCAGTGAGTCCATTGACGACTACGCAGTCAAATTCGCCACGACCGGTGGCTTGCAGCTCACCGCCTCGGCGCGGGACCTCGCGCTCTCCTACCGCGGCACTCTCGTCGCTTAAACCGCGGCTCACGGTCAGGCCACACGCTTGGCGGCTCGTGCCGCCTTCCGGCGGGCGGCCTGTTCTTGGTTGCGGCGTTTGCGGCAGGTCCAGCACCTACGTCGGTTGCCTTCGAGGTAGGTGTTCTCGGGCGTGAATTCGTGGCCATGGTCGCAATGAGTTTTGCCGATGTTTCGGTTCGTGAACGTTCCGTGCCGCACGCGGTCGAGGTTGTTCTCACTGGAAGTGCCCCACGCGAGGTTGCCGACGGCGTTGTTGGCAGGGTTGCCATCGAGATGGCGGCATTCCATCGCAGCGGGACGGGGACCGTGAAATGCCTCGGCCACGAGGGTGTGGACGAAGACATGGAATGGCTTGCCGTCCCGACAAAGGTTGACCTGCAGGTGGCCTCGGCCCTCAACTGGCGGGGTTTTGAGCAGACCGCCCTTGGTGCCGCGGCGTCGCTTACAGCTCCAGATGAGCCCGAGGTCCGATACCTCGTATAGCCCTTCCCATCCGACGACCGGCAACCACGTCTGACCGTTGGGTTTATCCATATCTCAGGCCCCCTCCGAGGTGGCTGCACCTAGGACAGGAGTATAACATGGCGGCGCCAAGTGGGGCTTACAATCTGATCCGCGCGAGCGTCTCGACGTCGACCGCGATCACCGTCAACCAGGTGCTCGTGCCGGTCGTGACCGCGGCCGAGTTCACTCGGGCCTGGTGCAACCAGGACTCGGTGACGACGACCAACCAGACCCGTATCCAGCTCAACCGGAACTCGACCGCGTGCACGGTGACGTCGACGGCGGCGTCGCCGCTGGCGAACGGCATGCAGGCGTCGAAGTGCGTGAACGGCGCCTCGGCGACCGGTATCACCGCGTCCGCTGAGGGCTCGGTGACCGCGACGGTGTGGTCCGAGGGCTTCAACATCGTCAACGGCATCCTGTATCTGCCGGTGCCGGAGGCGCGGTTCCTGCAGGTCGGTTCGGCGGCCGGCTTCGTCGCGCTGAAGTTCCCGGGCGCTCCGGCGGCCGCGAACTACACGACCGGTGTGGAGTGGCTGGAGTACGCGGCCTGATGGCTACGTCGACCAAACCGCAGGTGGTCATCACGGGTGCGCAGGTGCTCGCTCGTGATGGCCGCGTGGCGGCCACCATCGACCTGGTCGAGATCGGCGGCGGCACCCAGATCGTGACCGTGGACGGGGCACCGGAGGAGCGGGTGCATCCGGCGTCGCAGCTGTTCCACGTCCGGTTCCTCAGCCCGGACCGGATGATCTCCGACGAGCTGCGCGAGGCCGCCTCGTTCGATGAGGCGGTGGCGCTGGGTGAGGCGTACGCGGGCAAGCTCGCCGAGCACGCTGAGCGGATCAAGGCGCTGGCCGCCGACCTGAAGGTCTGACCGTGGACTTCGCCGGCGCCGTGCTGCTGTCGCCGTCGGACACGCGACGGCGGCACGACGAGAAGCAGCTGACGAACCTGATCCGGGTCGGTGGCCGGCTGGCGGTCCTTGGCGTAGAGGACGGCCGTAAGGCGATGGGCTGGTGGCATGTGATGCGCCCGGGCTCGCACGGAACGCCGCAGGGTGATCCGGGGGCGCCGGACCAGGAGGGCCGCAACCTCGTCTACGGCACGTCGATGTGCGGCAAGACGAACATCGTCTCGAACGGCTACGCCGCGGACTGGCGGCCTCCGCAGGGCCAGCTCTGTCCCGCCTGCTCCGAACAGCTCTGAGGGGAACGGTCGTGGCCCGGACATCGCTGCGCTGGGATTCCCCGTCGTCGCTGGTACGCCCGCAGCCGGTCGCCGCGCTGCCCGCGTTCGTGCAGGCAGCCGTGGCCGACACCGGCAACACCGAACCCGCCTCGCTGGATGTGGTTCTCGGGGCCGGCGCAACAGCAGGGAACTTGATCGTCATCGCCGCGAACTCCGACGCGACCCTTACGCCGCCGGCCGGGTTCGCGACCGCGGCGAGCGCGGTGTCCGCGCAGGGCTGCTACTGCTTCTGGAAGATCGCGGCCGGGGGCGAGACGACGCTGACGGTCACCCCATCAGTGGGCCGCCCGATGGCCCTGGTCGCCGCCGAATACTCGGGCATCGCGGTCTCGCCGGTGGACCAGACGGCGTCGAACTCGGCGACCGGCTCGTCGACGGCCGGCCCGGTGTCGGCGGGCACGACGGGCACGACCCTGCAGGCGGTCGAGCTCGCGATCGCGGTGACCGGCCCGCACTCGTACTCCAGCCCGTCGCCGCCCGGCTCACCGACCTGGACCAACAGCTACACCGGGCGCGGTGCTGCCGCTTCCGCGCTGGTGGCCACGGCCGGCCGCAACAGTGCCGTGTTCCTCGCCGATCTGGTCCTGTTGAGCACGGGCACGACCACGACCTCGACGTCCTGGACGAACTCATCGCAGGACTGGGGCGCGGTCATCGCGACGTTCAAGGGGGCCTAGGTGCCACGGCCGTCGCTTCGCTACAACACCGGGTCCGGCCTGGCCCACCCGAACCCGGCCGCCCCGCCGCCGGCCGCTACGTACGGGTATCTGGCCGATCCGCTGTGGCCGGGCAGCTTCACCGGCGGCACGAACACCGTAGGTCTCACCGCGACCACCGGTCAGACGTACTCGTATTGGGACTTCAAGGGTGGCGTGGACGTCGGTACGACCGGCACCGCCGCGAACAATGTGACCTTCCGTGGGTGCCGGTTCCAGTTCTCGGCGAACGTCTCCAACCAGGGCGACGCCAGCTCGGCGCAGTGCCTGCTGTTCGGCGACAACGTCACCTTCCTGTACTGCACGTTCCAGCCGTTCGTGTCGAACTACCCGACGGAACTGACCGGCGAGGAGATCCAGTCCGACCGGACGACGTACGTCGAGTACGGCAAGGCGTACCAGTACGCGATCAACGGCGGCGGCGGGTTCAACACCCACAACCAGGACCTACTGGTCGACCACTGCGACTTCTGGGGCTTCGGCAACGCCCTGGAGCTGTCGACCTCGTCGACGACGCACCCGCACATCGTGCAGAACTCGTGGTTCCACCACGGCGGTGACCCGTTCATCGAGAACGCGACGGGCGCCCAGTTCCACAACGACTGCTGGCTGGTCAACAACGGCGGCTACCACGGCGCGCAGTGCGTGAATAACGTGATGGAGATCTGGGGCAACACGAACTGCCTGGCCTGGCAGGGCACGGGCGCCTACAACGATTCGATCATCACGGGCAACCGGTTCGGCGGCGACCAGGAGACGGTGGCGCTCTCGGCGTCCGGCACGAGCGCCAGGATCACGTTCACCGACAACGTCTTCTCGACCCGGATCGGCCGGGCCGTCGGCTCCGGCAAGCCGCTGCGCTCCTGGGCGGTGTCCGACTCGGGCACCGGGTCGCTGTGGCGCCGCAACACCTACCTGGTCTCGGCGTCGGCGTCCACCGGCAACTACCCGGGCGCGAACTGGGGCTCGCCCAGCTCGAACGGCCTCTACTGGCACCCGACCGACATCGACTCGACCGGCGGCCACGTAGCCGACTTCACGGGCTGAGATCGGGGGTCGGCTGTGGCGATCGCCCTCGACGGCTCGACCCCGGCCCGGGCCTCGGCCACCGCCGCCCTGACCATCGCAACGGCGAGCTTCACCGCCCCGTCCAGCGCGGTGCTGGTCGCCTGCGTCTCGGCGAACAGCACCCCGGCCGGTAACCCGACACTCGCCGTCTCCGACTCCGGCGGCTTGACGTGGGCGCCGAATGGCCAGCGGTCGCAGTCGGAGGGCGGCGGCAGTACCGGCGGCACCTGCGCGATCTTCAGCGCCGTTACGGCGTCGAGCACCTCGCGTACGGTCACGGCGACCGCGTCGGGCACCGGCACCGCCAACGGCATCTCGGTCAAGGTGTACGTGTGGACCGGCGTCGACACGACCACGCCGACCGGGGCGACGGCCGAGGGCGCGTCCCAGACGAACAACACGACGACTACCGCCTACGTCTCCACGGTGAACAACTCACGCGGCGTCGCGTGCGGCACCGAGTGGAACGAGCTGGGCGTTCCCACCTCGACCGACACCGGCGACGGCGCGGACGTCACCGGGCAGATCGCCGTCCTGTCCTGCTTCAAGGCCGCCGACACTGCCACCTCCGGCACCTCGGTGACGTTCAACTTGGACGCGGCCGGGACCGGCACCCCGGACTGGACGTACGTTGCGGTCGAGCTGCTACCCGGCGCGGGCGGACCGGCCCCGATCCCGTGGGCGCCTCGCGCGCAGCCGAACCTCCGCGACCCCGGCGAGTCGTACTTCACGCAGGCCCGCCGCTCGCTGCCGGGCCTGCTGGGCTCCGCGCTGCTGGAGAACGAACTGCTGGGCGGCGCCACTACCGCCCAGCGCGCCGTCGCCTACCCTCGCGCGACGTGGCTGCGGCAACCGCCGGTCACGACCAGCCAGGCGGCTGCTGCCGTCGCGTTCGACCCGACCCTGGCCGGGTCGAAGGTCGCCCGGATAGCGCCGGCCACGCACGCCGACCGGCGGCTCGTGCCGCAGCAGCCACCCCGGTTCGCGCCGGTCGACGTGGTCACGCAGGTCGGCACGGGCGCGACCAACGCGTGGTGGTCCGACGATCCGGCGGTCGCGTACATCGCGGCCACGATGCCCCGCCGGTCGGACCCGTCGCTGCTCGCCCCGCCCGCGACGCCCGCCGACCCGCTGCTGTTCCCGCCGGCCACCGCCCGCCGTATGCCGGTCACGCACGCCGACCGGCGTGAGGTCCCGGCCCAGCGCACCGGCACGGTGCCGCTGGACAATCTGACGTCGATCGGCACCGGCACCACGAACGCGTGGTGGTCGGTGGACGACTGGGCGCACTTCGGCCCGGCGCAGCGCCGGCAGATCGGCGTACCCGACGACACGGTGACGGTCGGCACGGGCGCGATGGTCGCGTGGTGGGGTGTCGACGACACCGCCGCGTATCTCGGCCAGCGACGGCCGACCCAGATGCCTGCCGCCGCGCCGGTCCTGTTCGATCCGCTGCTCGCGGCATGGCTGCCGCTGTGGCTGGCCTGGAACCGGGCGGCGACGCACGCCGACCGCAGACTGGTCCCGCAGCAGCGGCCGTACATCTCCGACCCGTCGACCTACCCGCAGCCGGCGCCGGACGCCGACCCGCTGCTGCTCGCGGCCGCGGTCGGCGGTGACCTGTGGCGCCGGGTCAACCTGCCCGCGTTCGCGGATCGCCGTGAGGTCCCGCAGCAGCCGCCCCGGCGAACCCTGTACTTCGACGCCGGACCCGGCGTACCGCCTCTCACGCTCGCGTGGGGTGCCGGGGGCGCGTACTGGCACCTGTACAACCGGCCGTCCCGCCTACGCCCGTTCTGGCCGCAGCAACGCCCGTCCCTCGTCATCGAGTGCGACTGCACCACGCACCGGCCGTACACCGGCACGACCGCCCGGCCGGGCGGTGGCACGACCGCCCGGCCGTCTACCGGCATCACCGCCCGACCCTGCGTCTGCAGCTGAAGGAGGCCCGATGTCCCGCGCCTCCGTCCTCGCCCGCGGCCAGGCCAAAGCCGAGGACAGCATGGCCGACGCGTGCACGATCCGGCGTGCGAATGTCGGCGGCACGACGGACCCGGTCACCGGCTACCCGACGCAGTCCTACACCCAGCTCTACGCGGGGAAGTGCCGCGTGCAGCAGATCACCGGCATCGGTCGTCCGCATGACGTCGGCCAGGACTACATCCTCGAGCAGCGCATCGACGTCCAGCTTCCCGTGGCCGGCACCGAGGGCCTGAAGGTCGGCGACCAGGTGCTGATCACGGCCTCGGTCAACGACCAGGATCTCGTCGGCCGCACGTTCCTGGTGCACGACCTGGCTCACAAGAGCGAGCCGACGGCCCGCCGGGTGTCCTGCACGGAGAAGACGGGGTCCTGATGGGCATCGAGTTCGACACCCACGAGGTCAGGGCGCTGGCCGATGCGATCACGAAGGCGTCCGCTCCGGCGCTCGCCGACACCGAGGCCGTCGTCTTCAAGGGCGCCATGAACATCAAGCGGGACGCGGCCCGCCGGATCTCCGGCCATCCGCGGTTCCGCCGCGTCCCGGCCTCGATCGACTTCGACATGTACCACAGCCTGAAGGGCCCGGCCGCCGAGATCGGCCCGAACCACGCCAAGCCGCAGGGCAACATCGCGCACATCGCCGAGTACGGCGGCCTGCACAGTGCGCCGATCCCGTTCATGCGCCCGGCCGCCGACGCCGAAGAGCCAAAGTTCGTCAAGGCGCTCGAGGACCTGGCCGTGAAAGCGCTGGGTCTCTAGTGGGCTGGCCGATCCAGGACCACTTCGACGCGTTCCTGGCGCTGGCCGAAGCGGCGCCCGGTTCGCCGTCGCTGGTCGTGCTCGACGGCAAGGTTGACGACGGTGTGGTCGCACCGTACTCGCTGGTCTACTTCGCTATCGAGACACCGGACGGCACGCTCGCCCCGGACAAGATCTCGCTGACGCTGGCGTCCACGGCGATCAACTGCCGGGCGGTGGTCCACTCCGTCGGCGCCGACCCGCAATCGGCCCGGGCGGCCCGGGCGGTGGCCGGCAGGTTCCGGGCGGCGGTGCTGGACCGGACGCTGAGCGTGGCGGGCTGGTCGTGTTTCCCGATCCGCTGGCTCGAGGGAATGCCGCCGCAGCGCAACGAGGAGATCCCCGGGTCGACGGTGTTCGACCAGGTGGATGTCTACGGGTGGACCGCGGTTCCGGGCTAGCGGCGGCGGCCGACGGTCGCGCTGATGATCGCGTAGAAGACAAGCCCGACGAGCAGGCAGAAGACGACCGCGCCGGGGTTTTCCATGTACAGGGCTGGGGTTTGAAGCAGGAGCCAGGCGATCCACGCGACCGCGAGCGCTAGGACGATCCGGTTCCCGCGCAGCGTGAGGCTCCAGGACCGCCGCGGCTTGTCGAGGTGGGTCTCTTCGATGACCCGGTCCACGTATGCCTCTGGCACGGCGTAGCGCGCGGCGATGTCGGCGACGTCGGCCCCGGCCAGGAACTCCTCGACCATCCGCTGGTCCGAGGTGCTTGCACTCATGCCGGTCACTGTACGGCCCGCGCGCATGAGATCACCGTCCGTCATTCGGCGGATTCCCTGTCCGATTTCACGCACTTTAGGAGGCGCGTCGGATGACGCTCCAGACTCCCCAGTCGGTCGTCACTACGGGGACGACTCCGGTGCCGATCACTCCGACGGCGTCCGACACGTTCCCGGTGAGCGCCTTCGGGCCCGCCGGCATGTACCTGCGCGTGATCACCACGGGCACGGCCACCAACGTCGCCATCCAGGATCCGACCTTCACGGACATCAGCAACCCGGGCACGGTCACGCCCGTCGCCGCGCCGGCCACCGGCGTGCGGATGATCCTCGTCCCCCGGGGCGCGATGAACAGCGCGGGTGTCGCGACGGTGACTTTCTCCGGGGCGCTGACCGGCGTCACGTACGAGATCTATTCCGCCTAGGAGCGCGCGATGCCCAATCAGAGCTACTGGATCCGCGACGTCCGGGGCATCTACGCCCTGGTCGACAGCGCGGCCGAGCGCGACCAGTGGACCAAGGTCCACGCCTGGGTCGACGCCGACGAGCCTGGCAGCACCGATCAGGTGTGCGTCGTGAACGAGAACCCGGAGATCGGTCCCGGCCAGCTGCCGTACGGCGCGGTCGAGGACTGGGGAGGCCTGGGCTGGAAGCCTGGCCCGCCGCCCGGGGACTCCGGCCTGGTCGCCGAGCCGCCCAAGAGTTCCGCCAAGGTGTCCGCCACCAGCGGCGACAAGATCAAGGAGTAGGTGAATGGCTGACATCCCCGCTGATGGCAATATCCGGGCCTACTGGGTTACGTCCATCGCGTCCCAGAACGCCCCGACCGCGACCGAGCTGAACGCCGGTATCGATCTGACCTCGACGATCACCGCCGATGGCCTGATGGGCCTTCAGCCGGACACCGCCGACATCGACGTGTCGTCGCTGGCGTCGACGTTCAACGCCGTGGACAACGGCCGAGTGTCGTTCTCGGGCACCAAGCTGCGGCTGAAGAAGCAGACGTCCACGGACACGATCTTCAACACGTTGACCAAGGGCACGGCGGGTTTCCTCGTGGTCCGGCGGTCGGTCGCGCAGGCTACCGCGTGGGCGTCGGCGCAGGGCGTCGAGGTCTACCCGGCGAAGTGCGGCGAGACCGCGCGCGTCGACTTCGAGCCGAACTCGCTCGAGCGGTACGAGATCCCGATCAAGATCACCGCCGGTGCTGCGGGTACCGGCCCGTCGCTCCGGGCCGCTGTCGCGTAGTCCGCAACCACTTCAAGTCGCCGCCTCTCGGGGCGGTTTTTTCGTGCCCGGCCAGTCTCCTCCCGAGCTGGCCGGGCGCTCATATCGGGAGACATCGGGAGCGGGAGAAACATGAGCGGCAAGGCCACCCTGAAGAACTTCAAGGAGATGCTGGGCGCCGCGAGGCTGCCGGAGCGCACCGTCGAGATCTGCCTGCGCGGCGACCTGGTCGCCGATCATCAGGCCGCCGAACGCGAGCTGGAGAAGGCCGAGAAGCAGACCGGCAACAGCCTCGCAGGCAATGGCTCCGCTGAGATCGCCGAACGCATCCGGGCGCTCGAGGCCGAGATGCAGGACAGTGTCGTCGAGTTCCGGCTCCGGGGCCTGCCCTCGCCGGCGTTCCGCGCGTTCAAGGCCGAGCATCCGATCCGCCTCAAGGACGGCGAGCCCGAGAAGCAGGACGTCGTCTTCGGGTTCGACATCGACAAGGGCTTCGAGCCGCTGACCCGCATGTGCCTCGTCGACCCCGAGCTCGACGACGAGACATGGGCGCAGCTGCTGGAGAAGCTCACCGAGCAGCAGTTCGAGGAGCTGGCCGCCGCCGCCTGGTACCTCAACAGGGGTGAGGTCGACATCCCTTTCTCGTCCGCCGCTTCGAGGCTGATGCAGGCTTCCGCCGCCGAGTAGAGGCCGCCGAGCGGGCGGGCCAGCCGCCGTCGCGGCTCGACGGCCGTGAGCCGGCCGAGGTGACCGAGTACGAGTACGAGCGGGGCCGCCTGGTGCGGTCGGTGACGACGCGGGAGCCGCTGTACACCGAGCAGGACCGCGCCGAGCTGATCGCGCTGGCCGTCTACCGCGACGGCCTGTGCCCGAAGTGCGGGAGGCCGCTCGAGGTGTGCACCGCAGACGAACGGCTGCCGGACGCTGCCGAGTTCGACGTGTCCTGGCGGGTCTGCAACGCCACCCGAACCCTGCTCGAACGGCAGCGCGGCACGTACGGCGACAAGGACCACCCCAACCGCCCGGCCCACCTCTGGGGCACCACGATCCGGAAGAAGTAGCGGGCCGCCCCGACGGGATTCGAACCCGCACCGATGTTCCCTCTCGGCCGAAGCCGAGGTTCTGGCGTCTGCCTATTTGCCCCACCACAGGGCGGCCCACCTGCCGATTCTACGACGAAAGCGGGTGAGCCGTGGCGCTGCGCACCGTGGGAGTCAAGCTCACCGCCGACGTCTCGCAGTACATGTCCGCCCTGACCCGGGCAGGCGCGGCGACGAAGGACTTCTCCAAGGGACTCGATCAGGCGGCCTCGAAGGGCCACCTCGACAAGGTCGCCGACACCGCAGGCGTCGCCGGCATCGCGCTGGTGGGCATGGCGGGGTATGCCATCAAGGCCGCCGCCGACTTCGACAAGGCGATGTCCGGCGTCTCGGTGGGCGTTCAGGACGCCGCAGGCAATATGGGCGCGCTGCGCAAAGCCGCTCTCCAGGCTGGCAAAGACACCATGTACTCGGCGACACAGGCCGCCGAGGGCATCACTGAGCTGGGCAAGGCTGGCCTCACTTCCAAGGACATTCTCGGCGGCGGGCTGAAGGGTGCGCTGAACCTGGCGGCGGCCGGCCAGATCTCGGTCGGCGAAGCCGCTCAGACCGCGGCGTCGGCGATGACGCAGTTCGGCCTGTCCGGCGAGAAGGTGCCGCACGTCGCCGACCTGCTCGCCGCCGCGGCCGGTAAAGCTCAGGGTTCTGTGCACGACATGGGTTACGCCCTGTCGCAGTCCGGCCTCGTCGCCAGCCAGTTTGGACTGAGCATCGAGGACACCACCGGTACGCTGGCCGCCTTCGCGAACGCGGGCCTGATCGGCTCCGACGCCGGCACCAGCTTCAAGACGATGCTGCTCGCGCTGGCCAACCCGGCCGCAAAGACCAAAGACGCGATGGACGAGTTGGGCATCTCGGCCTACGACGCGCAGGGCAAGTTCGTCGGCATCACCAACCTGGCCGAGCAGCTCAAGACGAAGCTCGGCGGCCTGACTCAGGCGCAGCGTGATCAGACCTTGGCGCAGATCTTCGGCACCGACGCGATCCGTGCCGCGAACGTCCTCTACAAGGAGGGCGGCGCCGGGATCCAGGACTGGATCAACAAGACCAACGAAGCCGGGTATGCGTCCAAGACCGCCGCTGGCCTGACGAACAACCTCAGCGGTGACATCGAGCGGCTGAAGGGCTCAGTCGAAACCCTGGCCATCTCGTCGGGCTCGGGCGCCAACGGCGGCCTGCGAGTGCTGGTGAAGGCGCTCGACTCCCTGGTTGGGCAGTTTCTCGCCATGCCTCCTGCGGTCAGTTCCACCCTGACTGTTCTGGCCGGCGTGGGCGGCGCTTCTCTGCTGGCGTTCGCCGCTTTCGTCAAGTTGCGGAAGGGGATCGCGTCGGCGGTCGTCGAGCTGAACGCGATGGGTCCGGCCGGCGCGGTCGCTGCGACCGGGCTGTCGCGGGTCACAGCGATCGCCGGGAAGATCGGCGTATGGCTGGCAGTCCTCGAGGTGGTCGGCGAGATCGCGAAATTGTTCGACACGACGTCGGCCAACGTCGACCAGCTGACCACGTCGCTGACCAATTTCGTCGACACCGGCAAGACGACCGGTGAGCTGAGCAACATCTTCGGCGACAACCTGAAAGACCTCGGCAAGAACGCGCAGGCCGCCGATGCGGCAAGCCATGGTTTCTGGAAAGGCCTCAACACCCTTACGACGGTGCTCCCCGGCACGTCGTCGATGGTGAAAACGCTGAACGACCAGATTTACGGGCTGTCGTTCGACAAGGCCAAAGAGAACATGGCGGCGCTCGACCAGGCGCTGACTTCCTACATGACCACCACCGGCGACGCGGTGAAAGCGTCTGACCTGTGGAACCGGGTCCTCAGTGAGTCGGGCATCGACACGGAACAGCTCGCGAAGCTGCTGCCGAACGCCTATCAGGAAGTCGGAAAGCTCAACACCGCCGCGGACGAAGCGAGCAAGTCCGGCAAGGCGATGGGCGCCGGCACACAGGCCGCTGCCGGTGGAGCGAACGCGCTGGCCGGCGCGGCGGGACCAGCCGCCGACGAGACGAAGAAGCTGACGACCGCCGCTGACGCCGCCGCGGCCGCCGCTCGTGGCCAGCGTGACGCGCTCAAGTCGCTGTCCGACTTCATGAAGGCCGAGACCGACCCGGTCTTCGGGCTGGTCAAGGCCGAGGCTGATCTGAAGACCGCCCAGGACAAGGCGACGAAGGCGATCAAGGAGCACGGCAAGAACAGCAAGGAAGCCAAGGCCGCCACCCAGGAATTCACCCTCGCCGCGATCGCCCTGCAGGGCGCAGTCGGGGACGTGTCGCAGAACTTCAACGGCAAGCTGTCACCGGCTCTGATCAGCACGCTGAAGCACGCCGGCGCGACCGACGCCGAGATCAAAATCCTCACCGGGCAGTTCAAGGACGCGAAGAAGGCGGCCGACAACTACAGCGGCAACTACGTGGCCAAGGCGTCGGCGCCGGGCGCGGTGGCGGCGAAGAAGCAGCTCGACGACGCGTACACCGCGGCGAACCACTTCGCGGGCCCGTACGCGGCTGACCTGAGGGTCACTGGTCAGGGCAAGGTTGAGTCGGAGCTGCGCAAGTTGTCGGCGATGCAGCAGGCACTCAAGAGCGCCAACACCATCGGCCGGCTCAACGGAAACTTCTCCTCCGGCGGCTGGACCGGACCCGGCGCGACACACGACGAGGCCGGCGTCGTACACGCCGACGAGTACGTCATCAAGAAGTCGTCGCGGCGGGCGATTGAGGCGAAGGCTCCCGGCCTGCTCGATTCGATGAACGCGTCCGGCCAGGTGCCGGGCTACGCCGGCGGCGGCATGGTGTGGCCGTATCCGGTGAACGCGAGCAAGACGAAGGTGCCGACGCCGCTCTTCTCGGCTCCCGGCGGTGGCGGCGGCCCCGGCTACAAATGGATGGAAGCGGTCGTCCGGATGGCGTTCCCGGGCATGCCGATCTACTCCGACTACCGGCCTGGCGCGATCACCCTGACGGGCAACAAGAGCTACCACGGCTTCGGCCGGGCGGTCGACTTCGCGCCGAGCCTGCCGCTCGCCGAGTGGATCAACCTGCACTTCATGCGCGCCACCAAGGAACTGATCACGCCGTGGCAGCGCTTGAACATCCACAACGGCGCACGTCACCACTACTCGGCGCTGATCGAGAACGAACACAACTTCGCCGGCGGTAACGCCCACGACCACTGGGCGATGAAGAACGGCGGCACCATCCGTGAGCCGATCTTCGGCGTCGGCGCGTCCGGCCGGACCTACAGCTTCGGCGAGAACTACCAGCCGGAGCGGGTCACCCCGATGTGGCAGAACGGCGCCGGCGGCGGGGGTGGCGTGACCGTGGTCCTCGAAAACCACGGCGTGATCGGGTCGCGCATGGAAGTGCAGACCTGGCTGGAAGCGTCGGTAAATGACCTGAAACGCAAGGGCAAGATCTGATGGCCGCCACCTATCGGCTCCAGATCGACTGGCAGGGCAACGGCTTCGGTGACCTCACGAACGACGACGTCACCGCCCGCACCCTCGACCAGCGCACACCTGTCGCGGTGAAGTACGGCCGCAGTCAGGCCCGGCAGTTCTCGCCGACCGATCCCGGCGAGATGAACTTCGATCTGAATAACGTCTCCCGGGACTACTCGCCGGAGAACACCAGCTCGCCGATCGCCGGATACGTCACGCCGGGCAGGCAGACCCGGCTACAGGCGACCGTCGGGACCACCGTGACGACGCTGTACACCGGCTACGTCGATGACCTCAACATTCAGCCCGGCATCAACGACCAGTCCGTCCCGATCTCCTGCCTCGACGCGCTCGGCGGTATGCGCGGCGTCACCATCTCGACACCGCTGTATCAGGGCATCCGCACCGGCGACGCGGTCGGCTACGTGCTCGACGCGGTCGGCTGGCCGGCGGCGGCCCGGGACCTGGACGCCGGCGTCTCGTTCCTGCCGTTCTGGTGGCTCGACGGCGCCGATGCGTTCGAAGCTCTGATGGAGTTGGCGGACTCGGATGGGCCGGCCTCGTTGATCACGGTCGACGGCCAGGGCCGGATCGTGTTCCGCGATCGGCATCACCGGCTGACCCGGGCGGCGTCGCTGACCGCGCAGGCGACGTGGCGTTCGGTCGGCACGGAGCCGGTCATGTCGGATCCGCTGACGTACAACCACGGCTTCAAGGAGATCGTCAACTCGGTCTCGACCGACGTGCCGCTACGGACGATCGATGCGCTGCCGTCGCAGGTGTGGACGAGCCAGGGTCAGATCACGATCGCGGACGGCACGTCGGTGGCGATCACGGCGAAGGCGTCGGGTCCGTTCGTCGGCGCTCTGACGCCGGTGCAGGACACCGACTTCACCCTCGTCGCGGGTTCGGTTTCGATCGGCTTGTCGCAGACGTCGGGGCAGTCGACGGTCATCACGATCACGGCCACCGGCGACTCGATCATCCAGGATCTGGCGCTGAGGGCAAACGCGGTCCAGTCGACCAGCATCACGGTCACCATCGAGGACTCGATCAGTATCGCCAAGTACGGCCGCAAATCGATGTCGGACGGTCGCCTGCCGGTGTGGGCCAACGTGTACGACGCGCAGGCGATCCTGCAGCTGATCGTCGCGAAGCGCGCCGAGCGACTGCCGACGCTGCAGGTGACGATGCGCGGCGCCGGCGACCCGGCGCGGCTGGCGGAGTGCATCAACCGGAACCTGTCCGACCGGGTTCGTATCACCGAGTCGCTGACCGGCCTGGATGCGGACTGCTACATCGAGCAGATCCAGCACACGATCGGCCAGGGCGGCACCGAGCATGTGAGCACGTTCGGTGTGGAGAAGATTCCTCCCTTGGTGACGCTGCCATTCACGTTCGACACGCCCGGTCAGGGCTTCGACCAAGGCCAGTTCGTCGGCGGCGGCATCGACAACCCGGCCAGCATGTTCCGCCTCGACACCGCCGGCCAGGGCTTCGATCAAGGCGTGTTCGCGTGGTAACGGAAGGCGGGGCGCCGTGGAACTCGCGTTGACCGGCGTTGCCTACGCCGAGGCGAACTGGGGTAGATGGATCGCCCGGTGCATCCGGCCGTATTGCACCAACGCCGTCGGTCTCGTGCCCGGGCAGCAGCTGTTCATCTGCGAAGGCGGACCGGACGCGTGCGGGCAGACCGCCGACGTCATGTGGCCGGCCGACCCGGACGCCATCGAGACGGTTCTGGCCATGCGGCCCGTGCGGCGCACCCAGAACTGGTTGCCCGGCGAGACCGTCGAGGATCTGCTCGCCGAGAACGCCGCCCACGACTGTCTTCCGCCCGAATGGCTTGCACTGTCCGAGGCCGCCGGCCGCCTGGTCCTCGCCCGGACCGTCGCCGGGCGGGTCGTCGGTGGGGTCCTTCATCGAGAGCTTGAGGCGGCTGCTGAGCGCCGCGAGATCGGAGCCTGACCATGGCGTGGTCGACCCCTTTGACGGCCGTAGCGTCGACCGCCCTGACCGCCGCCCAGTGGAATGCGAGCGTCCGGGACAACCTGCTGATGACCGCGCCCGCGCTGGCCACGACGGCGGGCGGCGTCTTCGCCGTCACCGGCACCAACGCGATCGCCCAGCGCATACCCAGCTCGGCGATCCAGGCGGGCGCCGAGACGACCACCAGCACGAGCTACACGATCACGCTGTCCGGCGGCGCCGGAACGTCCGGTCCGGCGGTGACGGCCACTACGGGCGTGAAGGCCTTGATCACCTGGCACTGCCGCCAGTCGACGTCCGTCGCGGCCACCAACGTTTGGACGGGACTGGGCATAACCGGCGCATCGGCAATCGCGGCGACCGACAACCTCGCGCTCTCGGTGGACGTGACCGGACAGCTCTTTCACGGCATGGCCTACATCGAGCACACCCTGACGGCCGGCTCGAACAACTTCCAGATGAACTATCGAGTCTCCGGCGGCACCGGAACGTTCGCGAGCCGCCGCGTCGATGTCGTCCCGTTCTGACGATCGAGGAGTCCGCGATGGCTGATTTCGCTGAGGCGTATGTCGAGGAGTTGCTGCGCCGGCAGGAGGCCGCGGCGACCGGGCAGCTTGGCGTCTCGCTGCTGCTGGTCGGCCCGGAGTTGTACAAGGTCGATCTCACCATCCTGGTCATGATCGGCGTGATCATGAAGGCGTTGAACGACAAGGGCATCGTCCTCGACGCCGAGTGGCTGTCGCGCCTCGACGTGGCGCTGGACGGCCAGTGGCCCGACTGGATCATCAACCAGACCAACCCGACGTAGGAGGCATCATGGCGAGCTGGATCCTCACGCTCGGCCTGCAGAACCTGCGGCGCCAGGTCGATGCGGCCTTCCCCGACCGGGACAAGACGTCGGACGGCACCATCGGCGACACCGCCCACCAGGCCGAGACCAGTGGGCACAACAGGGACGACACCCCCGGGTCGAAGCCGGAGTGGAACGGCGACCCGGACTCGACGCCCGAGGTGCGGGCCTGGGATATGGACTCGGACCTGCGCGCCGCGCCGGCCACCGCGCAGCAGGTCGTCGACCACATCCGGCATCTGCCGGGCATAAGCGCCGTGCTGCGCTACATGATCTACAACCGGAAGATCTACAAGGCCAGCAACGACTGGTATCCGGAGGCCTATACCGGGGCGTCGGCGCACACCGAGCACATCCACTTCTCCGGCGCGTACTCGCAGGCCGCCGACAACAACACGACGTTCAACTACCGCCTGGAGGAGATCCCCGTGGCCCTGACCACCAGCGACCTGGCGAAGATCCAGGCGATGATCAATACAGCCGTGAGCACGCTGAAGGCCAGCGACGTCGCGACTGCCGATGACCTGCTCAGCGCGAAGATCGGCGACGTCGCCAACCCGAACCGGACCGTCGGCGACGTGCTCCGCGACGCGGCGAAGCTGCGCGGCTTCCTCGTCGGTGACCCGAAGGACACGGCGAACGCGGCGATCCCCGCGGCCGCTCCGGTCGCCTTGCAGACAGCAGCGGCCAAGCTGGCGATCGCCGCCGCGCCGGCGAAGCCGACCGCCTGACCCCATGCCGCGCGTCGGCAAGCGTGGCCGGATGCTGTTGTTCTTCGGCAGCTTGGACGTGGTGATCGGGCTGAGCCTGACCGCCCCGGATCCGAGCACCCGAGCGGCGCCGCTGTACGTGTGGCTGGCGCAGATCTTCCCGCTGTGGGTGTGGGCGCTGACCTGGGGTGCGGTGGGCGTGGTGTGCCTGTGGCAGGCGTTCTGCCGCCAGGACCGGATCGGCTACGCCGCGGCGATCGGGTTGAAGATCGGCTGGGGTTTGCTGAGCCTCGGCGGCTGGCTGCTGGGCGGCGTCGACCGCGGGTACGTCTCGGCTGCGATCTGGCTGGGCCTGGCGTACGCGGTGAGCGTGATGGCGAGCTGGCCGGAGCCGGGCGGCGAGAGGGGATCCCGGTGGACACGCCCACGATCGTTGCGCTGATCGCGCTCGGCGGGACCCTGGTCACCGTGTTCTTCACGTTCCGCTCCTCGGGACGGGCCACCGACGTGAATGCCCGCGCCGCCGAACTCGGCTGGGTCAAGGAGTTGCGGCAGGACACGATCGACGCCCGCGAGGAAGTCGACCAGCTCCGCAACCAGGTCCGGGACCTGCGCCGCCAGCTCGAAGCGGTGACCCGCGAGGCCGACTACTGGATCAACGAACATCAGACGATGCGCCGGCACACCTGGCGGCCGGGCATGACGATCGACCGGCTGCGGGAGCTGATCGGCCCGATCGACCCGCCCGCCGCCGCCACGAACGGACGTTGATCCCGCTCCACACCTCACCTTGGAACACACGTTCGGAGGCAAGCCATGTCGTTCAAGCTGAGCCGGGACCCGGCCCTCTACCTTTTCCTCGTCGCCACCGCGGTCCGGCTGTTCTCCGCGTTCATCCTCAACGTCAGCACCGACACGCAGGCGCTCGTCAACGCCCTCGCCACCGCTATCGCGGGCATCGTCATCGCCGTGGTCGTGCGCCGCGACGGGCAGGTCCCGGCCATCCTCGGTGGCGCGCAGGCGCTGCTCGCCCTCGCCGTCGGCCTGGGGCTCGACGTGTCCGCCGAGAACCAGGCGCTGATCATGTCGTTCGTCGGCGGTCTCGCCGCGGCGTTCATCCGCACGCAGGTCGTCGCGCCTGTCAGCGCGGTCGGCGACAGGCAGGTGTAGCTTCACTCCAGGCGGTAGATCCAAAACCGCCAGCGGCTTGTACAGGCCGTAAGCCCAGCTCACAGAGAAGCCCCGCACTGCCCACGTGGCGGTGCGGGGCTTCCTTTGTGTCTACCGGAAGTGCTGCCCGCGCCAGGCCAGGACCACGGCGGCGATGACGGCCGCGGCGAGCAGGCAGCCCTTGACTGCCTGCATGCCGCGCGCCCACATCATCTCGACCAGGGTCCGCAGTCCGCGGCGAGTCATGTTGAAGTCCAGCCGGGCACGCCGGAACCGTTCCACCGCCACGGAGACCTCCCAGAACACGAAGCCGCCGACGGCGAACCCGAATACGAATGCCGTTGTCGTCACGACACGGACTCCGATTCCGCGCTCTGCACCCAGCGCATCAGATCGGCCTGTTCGTAGAGAAACGACTTGCCTTTCATGCCGCGCGATTCAGGAACGTTTCCGACGCGCCGGTGCAGGCGCTGCTTCGCCGCCTCGTACGACCAGGGGATCAGCCCGGCGTCAGCGGCCTCCCGCAAGGTGACCTTGTTACCGTCACCGGTAACAACGCTGCTCAGTCCGCCTACAAGCCCCGCGCCCGGATTCGCGAGGGCACGTGCCTGTTTTGTGGTGAGGTAGGCGACTTGTACCTCTGTGGCCGTTCCTCCGATGACGACCTGCCACCTGCCCAGCGTCCGCGATGCGCGAGGCATCGCAGCCTCGGGAACGAGCATTTTCCAGTTGTTCGCCGTGTATCTCGCGAGGCAGCGAATACCGAAATTCTCCCGCGCCTCCGGACCGCCGATCGCGCGGGCGGTGAGCATTTGCGCAATGGCCAGAACGTTCACCTTCGCCGACCGGCCCATGAACAGCAGATCCGCCAGCGCCGCGATTGCCGGGGACTTCTTCGGCTCACCCTTCTCCCGTACCTCGGCCCAGTAGTTCGCCAGTTGCGCGATCGTCGCGTTCAACTCCTCGGCGATCACCAGCGTGCGCGATCCCGGGTCCCAGTCCTCCTCCTCGTGCAGGGCCAGGTCGTTGCGCTCATTCGCCAAGCCCGAGACCCCCAGCAGCGCCTCGTGCATCTGGGGCGCCTTGGTGCAGTAGTCGACGCCCGGCATACCCAGCGCCCACCGGTGCGAGCCCTTCCGGTCCAGGAGCAATACCCGGCCGCCGCGGGCCAGCACCTGCACGGCGATCAGCATGGCCTTCACGCTCTTGCCGGCGCCGGAGCCCGCCGACAGGGAGATGTGCGGCGAGTCGTCCTTGAGCGACACCACCACCGGCAGGTCCCCGGCAGCCTGGCCGAGGTAGAACTCCCACTCCTTCAGCTTCGGCAACTGCGCCAGGACGTGCTCGAGGCCCACGGCCGACGGCGGCCGCTTCCGCACGGTCCACACCGCCCGGACCCGCGGCCCGACCTGGTGCCACGCCTCGACCAGGTCACCGGCGGGGATCTTCGCCTTGACGATCGCGTTGACCAGCTGCCGCTGCTCGCTCGTCAGGTACGGGGTTCGCGCCACCAGCTCGATCCGCGGCCCGGCGTCCTCCCGTGGCCGGCGCAGTAGCACGACCTTCCCGGTGACCGGCCGGGCCTTGCGCTGGACCGCCCACATGCCCCGCTGCGCCCGCTCGGGCAACCACCGCAGCACTGGCTCCACGTACTCGCCATACTGCAGCCGGACCCACTTCTCGGAGGGTGACAGCGGCTTGGCCAGCCTCGGCGTGAGGTTGCCCAGCGACGGGTCGACGTGCAGGCGCACCTGCGATGCTTCGAGGCCGAGCGCCGGGGACATCGCGGCCAGCGTCGGCTCGATGTACTCGCGCCGGAACCGCCGCTCGCGCAGGTACTGGCGGGCGCGATAGAGCGCCACGGCGGCGACTCCGGCGCCGGTCATGTGCCCCTCGTCCGCCGCCACGGCAGACACGGCGCCGGCGACGGGGAGCCAGACGCGGAAGAGGTCCGCCATGCCGCCTCCTTCTTGGTTAGACGCGGATGCGCGGCCGAGCCTCGGGGGTGAGGACTCGGCCGCGACTGACCTGCTAGCTCTGGTTGACCCCTCGCCTCGCCTCGTTCCGGCGTTGCTGATCGGCCAGCCATTGTTCGATCTGCGCCTGCTTGTCTTCGGCGTCGCGCACCGCCTGCGCCTTGTCGGCATCGGTCCAGTTCGCCGGTTTGGGGTCGACCCCAAACGCGTCGGGATATCTGGGCATCACTTCGCTCCTTCCAGATCCGGCACCTTGCCGTTGACCTTCTCCGGCTGCTCCTTCGGCGGCCGGTACTTCTTCACCGTCGCCGGGCTCAAATTCAGCCGCTCCGCGATCTCCTGATGCGTCGCGGTCGGCGTCTTGCGGTGGGCGCGCTCGATGCGCTGCGGGTTCTGCGTGTGCGGCTTGCGGGCGGGCGGCTTCGGCGGCTCAATTTGAGCCGGGGCTACTTCGGCCGTTTCGCGCGGATCTTCTTGTCGGTCGGCCGCGGCCACTCCATCGCCTTGTGCCGCTTCGGAGTGGTCAGGCCCGTCAGTGTGAAGTTGCCGTCCGATGCCGTCCCGCTGTTCCGCTTCGGCTTGTCGCTGCTGCTGAACAGCCCCATCGCTCTCTCCTTCGTTGATCTCTTCGGCGGCGCGGATGCGGCCGCCCAGCTCGACCAGGCAGATCGACGCGACGACAATCAGCCCGTCCACCGACAGGGGCAGCAGGTGCGCCGCGTCGGACGACTCGCCGTACCGCGCCGCCACCCCGGCCATGTGCCAGTACGAGACCCACGCGGCGATCCCTGCAATCACTGCCGCCGCGCACAAGCGGGCTGCGGTGAGCCATACCCGGTGGACCGGGACGCGGGAGATCAGCTCGATGGTCAGCAGCAGCGCGAGCGGCGGCCACGCGGCGATGGTGCGGCTGATCCCGTTCGGCTCGGCGTGCAGGACGTTCGCGACCGTGGAGGCGACGACGCCGAGCATGAGCACGCCGCGCACACCCCAGCGAATCCCTGGCAGTCTCATTAGCGGTACCTGCGCTTCTGGATCGGCCGGCTGTCACCGCGCGGTCGCCGGGACAAGCGGGTCGTGATCTTTTCGGCGGGCCGGTCGTTGTCTTTCACCCGCTTCTGCACGGGCGTCATTTCAGGATCAGGCGGAAGCGTCACCGGGTCAGTTCCTTCCGGGGCGGGGCGGGCAGCTCGGGCCTCTGGACGATCAGCTCACCGCGCAGCGCCGGTCGGCGAGCCGGTCGCGGTGGAGGTTTGGTGAGGCGGCGGACCGAGCGCATGACGAGGTAGAAGACGACACCTTCGACGAGCGCGCCACCGACCGCCAGCGTCAGGTTTCCGGGGAGACCCATCAGGACACTGTGTGGGGGTGGTCCGGGCAGCCGCCGCGGCCTGTGGCCCAGCACGTACAACCGTCCGGGCCGGCAGCCACGACGTTGAAGCATTCCCGGTCGTGCTCGGTTACCTTCGCCTTGATCGAGCCGAGCGACTCGCCGCGGGTGATGTCGACGCTGGCGTTCCTGGCGATGCGGATCCACGTGCTGCGCTCTGCGCTCATCGCGTACTCCCGAGGTTGTGGGTCGCTTGTAAACGCAACGCTAGCCCCGTATGGTGTTGCGTGTCAAGACGACCCACAACCAGGAAGGGAGGCGCGCCGATGAGTCAACCGGGAACAACGGACCCTTATGCTGATCGCGTGCCAAGACCACGTGACCCAGAGACGCCGGAGGATGCCGCGCGTGCTGAGCGGGTCGCGGAGCTGTACCGGGCATGGCGTCAGGCCGAGGAGGAGTACAAGCAGGAGCTGGTCCGCACGGCCAAGCCGGACGGCCCGGTGTCGGTGACCTACCTGGCCGACGTCATCGGCGTCACGCGCAAGACGGTGTACCGCCACCTGGGGCGGTCGATGACGTGAGTGACGACCTGGTGGCGCGGCTGCGTCACGCCTGGGACGAGCGCGACCGCCAGTACGACGAGGACGAGCGGGTGGCGCGGGCGGCGTACGCCGAATCCGCGGACTGGTCGATCCAGCCCGGCCATCGGAGGCCGCGCATTCTGTGGCTCGACATCATGGATTCCACCGACCCGGGCACGATGCCGCTGGTCCTCGCCGAGCACATGGCCCGCTTCGCTCCCGAGCGCATGCTGGCCGAGGTGGAGCGGGGGCGGCGCGACATCGCAGCCAAGCGCCTGATGGTCGAAGAGTGCGTGTACGAGATCGGCAAGTCCGCCCCTCGCTCGAAGCTCAACGACCTCGCTTGGTCGATGCTGCTCCAGCTCGCCGAGGCCGAGGGCGTGGCCTAGCTCTCTGGCTCCTCGTCGATGTGCGGCCGGTGCTCGCGGATCCAGGCCTCGACGTCCTTGGCGGCCCACACTGAGCCCATCCGCAGCACGGCATACGGCTCGGGGAAATCCCGCCGGCTGATCAGTCGCTCGACCCAGCCGCGCGAGTAGCCCAGGCGCTGGCGGATCTCCCATGCGCCCATGAGCTGCACCTTTTCGGCCGACCCTGGCATGGGCTGAACGTATGCGGGTCGTGAGTGTGGCATGTGAAAACGGGTGACTCCGTGTACACGACCACTGCACACGTGTACCGTCCCGATCGAAGGAGGTCCGGGTCGGCGCACCGCATGCCCGGCTCGGGCTTCCCCCTTCGATGCGGCGAAGGAGGCGGCCAGGTGGCCGATCTACCGAAGGTGGGCGAGCACGTCACGGTGCTCCCGCCCTACGAGAACGACGTCTACATCCTCGCCTTCCAGCACTACGCGACCGTCTCCCGCCAGGTCGACGACGGGTACATGATCACGCTGGCAGACGTCCACCCGCCCGGCGAGGAGTTCGGCCCGTTCCCGGCCGATCGGCTCGCGCACGGCTGGCGCGACGACGCGGGCAGGTGGCGGTGATGACGCCGTCCGACCGCGGCCGCCGCCTCATCGCCGAGCGCACCGGATGGCCCGACGGAGCGGCAGCGCAGTGCGAGCGGGTCGAGCGGCAGCACCCGGGATGGATCGTGGCCTGGATGCCTGCGAACAACGTGAAGGACTTCGAGCGCCGGGAGGGGTACTACGCCTGGCGCGAGGGCGACGAGCCGCTACGCAACGGGGTGCGGCGCCACGAGCTGTACGCGCCGTCGGCTTCCGAGCTGGCCAAGAGGCTGGGCTAGTGCTCTCCGGCGGCCGGCGGCCGGTGCTTGGCGATCCAAGTCTCGACGTCGGCGGTGGTCCAGACCCAGCCCTGCGTGAGTTTGGTGCCTGGCGGGAAGCTGCGGCGTCCGGCGAGTTCGCGTGCGTACGACTTGCTGACGCCGAGCCGCTGGGCGATCTCGGCGAGCCCGACCACGCGCGGCGCTGCCATGAGCGTGCACGGTATTGCCGTGCGACCTCGCCGTGTGATCGCACGGTGATCCGCATTGCGCGGGCCTGCACAGAGGGGGTCGTACGTTTGGTTGAAGGTCTTAATACATCATGCATTTTTACCGGGACACTGCGGGGAGGCGCCACGGGTTAACGGGGCGTTAAGTGGAGGCCTGTCAAGATTCGTGGGAGGGGATCACATTGCATACGGTGATCATGCAGGTGCACAACGGAACGCAGCTCAAAGCCCTCCTTGACTACCTGCAGACCGTCGGCATCGGACGCGTTACCTTCCCCGGGCGCGAGTACGGATCCAGGCGGGCCGGCGGCGATGGAATATGCAGAGAACCCGAGTACGCCACCGTGCCGCTACTGCCCCGCGGCAATGACGGGGGATTCGCCGAACGGTTTCTGCGGGACCGCGCCAAACGCTCGTGACACATGAGCGACACATGATCTCCGGGATGGGGAGACGACGAAGGCCAGGCACCCTAGCGGTGACCTGGCCTTTTCCTTTGTGGGCGATACTGGGATCGAACCAGTGACCTCTTCCGTGTCAAGGATATTCGGGCAATGCGCTGACCTGCGGTGACCGGATGACCATGCCGCTGACCTGCGAAAACAGTTGGTCACAGTTGGACACACTTCTACTGGTGAGACACAGTCGTGACACACGGCTGACACATCATGATCCAGTCCTGGCGCGGCGCAGCGCGGCCCTCGCCGCATCGAACCGCCGATCCCCCGAATGCGTGTACCGCTGACCGCTGCGCATGTCCTTATGGCCCATCAGCGCCATCCGGTCATGCACTTCGAGGCCCCCGTCCGCCAGCCTCGTGCCGAACGTGTGCCTCATGTCGTGCGGCGTCGGCTGCGGATCGGCCACCAGCGGCGTCCACCCGATGCGCTTGCCGTCCTCGTCGAGCACCGGGATCCGCAGCGCCGGAATCCACACCCGGCTACGCCAGGTCGGGTACAGCAGCGGGCCACCCTTCGGCGCGGTGAACACCAGCCCACCCGGGTCCGTGGCCAGCACGATCGGGCGCAGTCGGGCCAGCAGCTCCGGACCGAGCGGCGCATCCCGGAACGCCGGATGGTTGCGCGACCGAGCACCCTTCGGATACTCCCGCACCGTGCCGTCGCGCTCCATCACCGGCCCGAACGCCACCAGCCCCGCACGCAGGTTCACCGCTTCCCTCTTCACCGCGGCGACCTCCTCCCACCGGCCGCCCGTCTCGAGCATCGTCTCGACGAACAGCCGCGCATCCCGGCGCTCGGGGAACAGCTCGTCCAGGCGATCGAGGATTAGCGTCTCCTCGTCGGCGTCGATGACCCGGTCGACGTGCGCCGGCGCGACGGGCGGCCGGACCCGGCGGGCCGGGTTCGCCTTGATCCACCCCGCATCGACAGCGAGCTCGAGTGCGGCCTTGAGGACGTTGAGCGCGGCGATGATCGTCCAACCGCCGACACCGTCCTCCTCGAGCTGGTTGACCCAGGTCTGCACGTCGGGTTTGACGATCGCGCCGATCGGCTCGGCCGCCCAGCGCGGCGCCACCCAGACCTTCCAGTGCGACTCGTCGCGCTTGCGGCTGGCCATCTCGACCCGGCGCGCGGGCGCGTACTTCTCCCACACCTCGCCCACGGTGCGCTTGGCCAGGCGCGGGTCGAGGAACTCGCCGCGGTTGATGTCGGCCTTCAGGCTTTCCGCCCAGGCGGCGACGGTGCCGCGCAGCTCGTGGGTTTCGGTGATGCGGCCGGCCGGCGTGCGGACCGTTGCGGCCCAGAGGCCGGACGGGAGTTGCCGTATGTACGCCATCAGCCTGCCCTCGGCGTGGATCGGGAGCGGTAGGGAGCAAGCACGGTATCAACGAAGCGGGCCAGGACGTCCTGCTCGTCGGCGGAAAGGGTGGACTGCGGGCCGAGCCGGCGCTGCAGTTCGGCGACCAGCGGGTGCAGCGCGGGGGCGTCGTCGATCGGCAGCGCGTCGTCGATCTCGGGGTAGGCGATGCGGACGAGCGTGCTCAGTTTCGTGCCGAGGTGCGGGGTGATGCGCTCGAGCAGCGGCACGTCGGGGCGCACCACGCCGTTGAGCCAGCGGGAAACCACGCTGGAGCTGATTCCGGCGGCACGCGCGAACTCGGTCGGGGTCGCGTAGCCCATCCGTGAGATCGCTTCTCGCAGGTACTCGGGGAAGGCGGGAAGTGGCTCGGATTTCCGCATGTGGAGACCATATCGGACCAGTCCGCTCGCGGATGTCCGACCTGCGTCACTCCTAGCTGCGGAAACACGGCGCGCCTTCGTTCGCGGGCGAAGCCTCCATGTCTCCATGGATGGAAACGTTACGGCATCCGTCTAGAGAGTCAAGCCCTTCGATCAAATCTTGCACCTGGCCGAACGGACCCTTGCATCTCCCTCCTCGGATGCATATGGTCGTCTCCATGAGTGGAAATGCCAGGCCGACACTGCGGCTCAGAACCGAAAAGTTCGACGAACTGGCTGCAGCCGTCACCGGCGCCCGCACCGATCGCGAACTCGCCGACAAGCTCGGCGTCAGCTACAACCACCTGTCGCAGCTGCGTACCGGCGCCCGTACGCCCGGCGCGCGGTTCATCGCCGCCGTCAGCACGGCCATGCCGCATGTTCCGTTCGAGCAGCTGTTCGAGACGGTCGAGGCGGTCGCGGCAGCGGGAGATGCGGCATGAGGCGGCGCTCGGCTCCGGACGGATCTCCCGCACCGAGCCCGCCGCCGCCGCAGCCGCCGCGCCCGGCCGGCCCGGGCCGCTTCGACGACGAGTACCTGAGCGTCGCCGAGGTCGCCGCGCTGTGGCACCGCAGCACCAAGACGGTCTACCGCCGGGTGTACGACGGGGAGCTGCCGTACATCAACATGGCTGGCGCCGACGCTCGGCAGGCGTCGATCCGGATCCGCCGGTCGGCCGCGCACCAGTACATGGCCGACCGCGAGCGTTCGGCGCGTGCGGCATGACCGGCGGGCCGGTTCAGAACGTCCCGGGGGAAGGCTCGGGATGTAAGGGCCGCGTCGCGGGAGCGCGCGGCGCGGCCACCTTCACCCTGCCGAACTCCCGGGTCGCGTTGCAGTTCACAGAGGGCGCGTACCGACTGGTAGGCGCCGTGTGGCCGCCGGATGGCCCCTTCCCCGGCTCTCCGCCTGGCCCGCCGCCTGACCCGGGTCCGCCGGAGGCGGGTGATGGTCCGCCGCGTCCGGGTCATCCGGGTCCGCCGAAGCCGACCCCGTTTCCGCCGCCGCCGCGACTCATCCCCTGAGACAGATGCGGGCCAGCCCGAATGCCCCTCGGGCCAGCCCGCTTGACCACCGGATCTCTACCAGAAAGGCAATCCCGTGGACGACAAGAGCGTAACCCCGGACCCGTGGGCTGCCATCGCCGCTGAGCTGCGCCTCATCGCGGACGACGCCGAGAAGCTGATCGGCACTGCGCCGCCTGCGATGGTCGCGTTCGACATGCAGCCGTTCGCCGAGGTGAGTCACCCGCCGAAGCCTGCACAGCGAGACGCCATCATCGAGGCGGTCAACGCGGCGGCGAACGCCTTCCTCGGCAAGGACGCCAAGACGCAGAAGATGTCCGACCACAAGTCCTTCCACCACACGGCAGCTGGCCGCCGGGGGCGGATCAGCCTCTCCATCTATCAGGCCATCGCCGATCCCGACATCGAGGACGTGCAGGAAGAGCTGAAGGAGCTCCGGGCCCGCATCGCCGAGCTGGAGGCCGGGCGATGACCGAGCCGGTGCGGATGCGCGCTGACCAGCTTTCCGTCGACGACCTCGTGCCCGACGCGTACCTGCCGCACCGGTTCAACAAGGGCCCGGCCGAGGTGCGGTTCGTGGCGGACGACGGCGAGGGGCACACGTTCTTCGCGTTCCGTTACCCGAACGGCCAGCACGACAGCACGACGGTGTTGTCCGAGTCGGCGCTGGAGATCTGGCCCGCGCCCGCCGCGCCGGACCTGGACTCCTCGTGCACGTGCCCGCTGGGCCCCGAGGATGCGCACTTCGCCGATTGCCCTCTGTACGACTCGATGGGCCTCGGCTACTCCCGGGCCGACGACGGCGAGATCACCCAGGCGATCGGCGTCCGCGAGCCGCTGCACACCGGCGCGATGACCGAGGGCGGCCTGGTCGACGAGAGCCCGTGCGACCACCGCCAGCCTTGCGGGCGAATCGAGTGCCAGGTCGGAGACGGCTACTGATGACCGTCTTCCTGCCCTGGTGCGACTTCTGCGGCTGCCACGGCCACCGCCTCCCGCGCTGCCCCTGGCTGAGACGCCAGTTCCGCCGCCACTGACCCGGTGCGGCACTTCCCCGCCGCACCGCATGACCGGCCCGGGGCGCGAGCCCCCCGTATCGCGTCCCGGGCCCCCCCGACTTCCAGCCCACTTCAGCGAATTCCAGCCAGGAGACATAGAGCCATGACCGACGTCATCATCCGCGACCCGAACGACACCGGCGACATCCCGCGCCCGATCGGCGAGGACCGCACCGTCATCCTCCGCACCGACCTGGGCGAGGCTACCCAGAACCTCGGCGAGTACGTCATGACCACCCCGAGCTTCGACGCCATCCCGCGCCGCATCATCGAGATCGACGACACCGTCACCTTCCGCATCCCGGAGACCATCGGCGTCGTCGACACCGGCCGGCTGACGATCCTCGACTCGCTGGCCGGCTCCTACGCCGACATGGACGGCGAGCTGCAGGGCCCGCAGAAGCCTCCGCCGCCGCTGCCCAAGCCGCGTCCTGCGGCGCCGGGGCGTGCCTCGTTCACCGTGCGCGGCATGGTGCGCCAGGGCCGTCACCGCAAGCCTGCTCCGGCGTGGACGCGGTGGGCGATCGGTGTGGGCACGCTGGCCGCGGTCTGGTCCGCCGCGATGCTGGCGGTGATCCGGTGACCGCCCGCAAGCGCGAGCCCCGCGCCATCACCGTCGCCGAGCTCGAGCGCGAGTTCCAGTTGGCCTCGTACTGGTGGGGCGAGAAGTTCTGCCCGGCCGTGCACGAGAAGAGCCACGGCAACGGCTACGGCATCCGCGTCGTCCGCTCGGTGACCGTCTCCGGCCAGAACCGGAGCTACACCTACGACTACTTCGAGTTGGACGCCGACGGCACGATCACGACCGCCCCGCGTGGCCACGCGAAGGACTACAAGCCCGGCCGGGTCGTCGACATCGCCGAGGCTGCCGAGCGGTACGCGACGCCGGACCCGAAGGCGAGGCGGGTCCTGTGACCGCCCTGGACCTGACCGTGGCCCGCGCCGAGGCGCTGTTCGCCTCCACCCTGTCCGCCGCCGAGCCGCACGACCGGGCCGTCCTGGACGCCGCGATCGCCGCCGCCGTCCGCGACTACAACGGCGTACGGGGCTGCGCTGCGGTGATGGCCGCCGAGTTCGGGGACCACCCGCAGCTCGCCGCCGAGCGGATGCTGTGGGCGCGTGACACCGCCCGGACGCTGGCAGGTGCCCGATGAGGGTCGCCGTCAACGCGTTCGCCTGCACCCTCATCGCCGCCGCCTGCGTCTACGGCGCCGCCTGGTTCGCCGCCGGCGCGGTCAGTCCCGGCGGCACCGGGCTCGACGTCCTCGGGGCGGCCGTCTGCATGGCCGGGATCGCGGCCGCCGGCGCACTCGCCGTCGGGAGGCGGCGATGACCACGGTCGAGCTGCTCGCGTCCGGTGAGGCGACCCCGGACAATCCCCGCTGGCATGAGCTGCGCCGGGCCGGGGTGACCGCCTCGGAGATCGCCGCGGTGATGGGCCTGTCGAAGTGGAACTCGCCCTTCTCGCTGTACTGGCAGAAGGTCAACGGCTGGGCCACCGAGGACAACGAGATCATGGCGGCCGGTCGCCACCTGGAGGCAACGATCGCCGATTGGTGGGCGGCCGAGAACGCTGACGCGCTTGGCGATCCACCGCTGATGCGGGCTGGGCTCTACGCCCACCCAGAGCGCACCTGGCAGCTCGCCACGCCGGACAGGAAAGCCCGCTTCCGATTGGCCGGGCGCATGGTCACGCACGGCATCTTGGAGTGCAAGTGGGTGGCCTACTCATGGGACGGCTGGGGCGAGCCCGGCACCGACGAGGTGCCCGTCGCCTACCGGTGCCAGGCGCTGTGGCAGCTCGACGTCATGGGCGTCAACGAGGTCCACGTCGCAGCCCTCGGACCCGGCGGGTTCCGCTCCTACCTGGTCCGCCGCGACGAGGCCGACCTGAAACTGATGCGCGAGGCGGGCGAGGACTTCGTGCGCCGGCTCACCGAGGGCGACCCGCCACCGCTCGACTCCCACACGGCCACGTTGGGCGCGCTCAAGCGCCTGCATCCCGAGGTCGGCGAGGGTCCGGTCGAGGTGAACCCCAAGCTCGCCGAGGACTACCGCGAAGCGCGGGCGGCCCGCGCGAACGCCGAGGGCTGGGTGGCGGCCGTCGAGGCGCAGATCCGCTCGGCCCTCGGCAGCCAGTACCAGCGCGCCGTCTCCAACGGCCTGCTCGTCGCCTCCCGCTCGATCTTCGAGACGCGGCGGATCGACTCGAGTCGGCTCCGCGAGGAGAAGCCCGAGATCGCCGCCGCGTACACGACCACCACGACCGTCGACAAGCTCACGCCCGGGAGGGCCAAGCCATGACCACCGTCAGCCAGGCGCTCGCCGAGCGCGACAACAGCCCGTCCGGCCTTATCGAGCAGTACCGCGCCGACTTCGCCACCGTCCTGCCCTCGCAGATCAACCCCGAGCAGTGGGTCCGGATGACCATGGGCGTCGTCCGCCGCAACAAACAACTCGCCCTCATCGCCCAGCGCAACCCGGGCAGCTTCCTCGCCGCCGTCCTCGACGCCGCCCGCCTCGGCCTCGAGATCGGTGACACCTACCACCTCGTCCCGTTCGGCAACGAAATCCAGGGCATCGCCGACTACACCGGCCTCATCGAACTCGCCTACCGGGCCGGCGCGACCGCGTCCATCAAGGTCGAGGTGGTCCGCGCCAACGACGAATTCTCCTACGACCCGGGCGAGCAGGACCGGCCGGCGCACCGCCCGGACTGGTTCGGCGACCGCGGTGACCTGATCGGCGCATACGCGTACGCGGTGTTCAAGGACGGCTCGACCTCGCAGGTGATCGTCCGGTCGAGGGCCGAGATCGAGGAGGTCCGAGCGAAGGCGCGTGGGGCGAACTCGAAGGACTCGCCGTGGAACGTGTGGCCCGACCGTATGTACCGCAAGACCGTGCTCCGCGAGCTGATGAAGTTCATCCCGACCTCTGCCGAGTACCGCCGCGAGCAGGAGCGCGCGGCCGTCGCCGCCGAGCGGGTGAGCGTGGCCGCCGAGCTGCCGGCCCCGGTCGAGGCGGACGCGATCGAGGGTGAAATCGCGGACGTGACGGACTGGCCGGCCGTCGCCGAGCCGGGCGGTGAGTCCTGATGGCCGTCGACTGGGAGCGCTATCAGAAATGCTCCGAGGTGTGCGGGGCGGCGATGGGCAAGCCGTGTCTGAAGATGTCGGGCTTCGTGGTCGAGGGCGCCGTGACCATCGCCGTCGAGGCCGAGGAGCCGCACTCCAGCCGCAAGCTGAGGGCGGGCCGATGAACGCCAACAGCAAGCCGATCCGGCTGGCCGGGGCCGCGCTCACCGCCGCCATCGACGACAAGTGGCCGACTGCCACCCGATACGTCCAGCGCATCAACGACGAGTGCGGGCCCGACGCCCTGCCCTACATCCTCATGGGCTGGATCGACACGCTCGCCGACCATGCCACCGACGGCCAGCCAATTCACAGCATCGGCGGCGTCACGGGCATGAACTACGACACGGGCTCGATCACCGACGAGGTACCGCCGCGCGTCGAGTGGGCGCAGAAGGTGGTCAAGGCGCGTGCCGAGCTGGACGAACACACGTTCATCGAGCTGGTCAACGAGTTGGCCCGCATCCCTGATGCCCGAGAACGCGGCTCGTACGTCGGCGCGGTTCTGGAGACTGCGGCGCTGTCGATCCGTGGACTGCCGCGCGGCTACGCCCAGATGGGAGGCCGCTGATGGCATCGCTGTTCGCCTGGCTGCGCGGTAAGGGCCGCGTCGACTACACCGTCCCGCCGCAGGAGTCGCCCGGCGTGTCCAAGCTGGCCGCGCTCATGGGCGTCGACATCCGCCTCATCGACAACCGCTTGGAGCACCCGTGAGCGCGGGCGGCGTGATCCTGCTGCTCTGCCTGGCCGTCGTCGCGATCATGTTCTGGAACGGGAGCAGCAATGACAAGCGATGACCCGTCGACTGAGACCTGGCGTGACGCGATGCGCGAGCAGCTTCACGGGCTTCTCGACGGCCTCAAGCCTCAGCCCGGAGGGGAAGACACGGTCGAGCGGATGCGCGGCCGGTGGGAAGCCTGCTCGCGCCACCGCGAGCACATCCAGCAGAAGCTGAGCGAGACCCAGCTGGCGCTCGCCAAGTCGCAGCAGGACCTCACCCGGATGGAGGCCGAGCGCGACGAGTACTGGCAGGAGCTGAGCAGGCTGCGCGGCGACTGCGCGTGGCGGGACCTCGCCATAACCGCCATGCGGGAACGCGACCTCACCCGCGCCCAGCTCGACGACGCCATCGCCGCATTCCGCGCCGACAAGGAGGGCCGGTCGTGATCTGGCTCGTCACCGCCGTCGTCATGAGCCTCGGCACGCTCGCCGCCTGGGCGCTGTGCGCACACGCCGGCCACCTCGACGACGAGAACGGGCGGGGCGACTGATGACCGCCGACCACGGCTACGGCCGCTACACGTCGGGCTGCCGCTGCGACGTCTGCAAGGCCGCGAAGGTCACCTACACCCGCGATCGCCGCGCGCAGGCCCGGACCAGGCGTGACGCGGCACGAGCTGCAGGCCGCGAGTACGTCGCCACGGACATCACCCACGGCCTGTACGGCTACCAGACCCATAAGTGCCGCTGCTTCACCTGCAAGCTGGCCAACGCCCAGGCCTCAGCGAAGTACCGCGCGATCGCCGCCGGAGGTGCCCGGTGAAGCCCACCGCGCACCGTGTCTGCGGCGGCATCTTCCGCGCCGACCCCGGCCTGCCACCCGACCACAACGGCCGCCTGACGTGCTGCTGCGGGCTGGTCGGGGAGGCAGGCGACGCCCACCACCCCGAGACCGCACCGGCCGGGCTCGACGTGCAGCAGCTACGCGCCGGCGAGAACGGAGACGAGGCGTGAGCGTCCGACCGCCAGCGCCGAGGCCGTGCGAATCGTGCCCGTACCGCCGCGACGTGCCCTCCGGCGTCTGGGTCGCCGAGGAGTACGCGAAGCTCCCGGCCTACGACCGCCCCACCGGCGAGCAGCCGACCGGCCTGTTCCTGTGCCACCAGCAGGACGGCCGGGCGTGCGCCGGCTGGGTCGGATGCCACGACATGAACGAGTCGCTGGCGCTGCGCTTCGCCCCCATCGTCGGGGTGTCCGCCGAGACGGTCGAAGCAATCCTCGACTACGACTCACCCGTGCCGCTGTGGCCGTCCGGTGCCGCCGCCGCAGCACATGGCCTCGCTGCGATTGATGCGCCGCCAGCCGCCGCCGAACGCCTTATCGACAAATTGACGCGCCGTCGCGCTGGCCGCGAGAAAGGGGCTGCCTGACACCGGCTGCACCATTCGGCGATTGTGGCCGGGCGTGTCATGCCCGGCCTATTCGGCCATCCCCGGCGAATTGCACGGCGCGATAGAAGCACGAGGGCGAAGAACGTGATCAGAAACGCACAGGGCATCGGCGAGTCGCACGGCGATTCGGGTGCCTCTGTGGGCGTGAGCTGGGAGAATGGGGTGCCCGGGAAATGGTGTTGGTCGCACCGAATCCCGGGACTAAGGCAACTCCGTTCGCTCTACCGAACTGGAAGGAGCCCTGCGGTGATACTCGCATGGGCGCGCCCTCTGTGCGCAAGAAGCCACGCCGTGCAATACGCCACGCTTCTCGGTGGTGCACGTTGACCTGGTTCAAGATCGACGATTCGTTCTACGACCACCCCAAGGTGTTCGACGCCCCCGACTGCGCCGTGGCGCTGTGGACGCGCGCCGGTACCTGGTCCGCACGGAACCTCACCGATGGGTTCGTGCCGTCCGGGATGCCCGCCCGCTTCTGCGACGACCCCGAGCGAGGCGTACGGGAGTTGGTCACGCGAGGGCTGTGGAAGCGAGCGAAGGGTGGATACCTGTTCCACGACTGGTCCGTGTACCAGCCGACGAAGGAAGAAGTGATCGCCGGACGCGACGAAATGTCATCGGGTGGCGCATTGGGTAACCACCGCCGATGGCACATCGGGAAAGGCAAGAAAAACGCCTCGTGTCGCTACTGCCAGGGCAAACAGGATCGGGTAGGTAATCGCCCACCCGATCGGGTACCCGATGGCATACCCGAATCGCCCCCGAATCCCCCGGCCCGTCCCGGCCAATCTCTAGGGGGCGCTCTAGGAGATCCACTTACGCCGGGCGCACGCGACGCCCCGCCCCCTCGATGCCCCGAACACCTCGAACACCCCACCGAGGACCCGTGCCGGGCGTGCGGCGATGCCCGCAAGGCCCGGACCCGCTGGGAACTGGCCGACGCCGAGCGCCGACGCAAGGCACCGAAATGCCGCCAGCACCGAGGGCAGCCCGCCGACAACTGCGCGCTGTGCCGATCCGAAGCTCTCGCCGAGCAGGAGAACTCATGACGCCCACCCGAGCACGCCAGCTCGCCCGCCGCTGGTTCCTGGCCTTCATCGCCGCCTTCGTCGTACGGCACGTGCTCTTGGCCGTCGGCATCAACCTGCTCGACCTGCCGCTCTCCATCGCCGAGGTGCTGGCCGTCGCCTTCGCCTGGCGTCACTACGGCTGGATCGACGGCTACCGCGCCGCCACCGCCCGCGAGGTGACCCCGTGAGCTGCCACGCCGGCGCCAACCCACCCGACAGCTGGAGGACCAACGTGATCCGACTCGCCCGCCGACTCGCCCGCCGCTACGGCATCTGCCTACGCCACCGCAAGGTCTGGCGCTGGGCCTGCCGCCGCTGCCAGCAGGTGCGCTACCAGTGAGCACCGACGAGAAGTTCCGCTGCATCTGCGACCCCGACGACATCTTCGACCCGCCCGACCCGCGCCCCGTCGCGGTCGAAGGCTGCCCGGCCCACCGGTTCCGGCGCGCGGCCCAGCAGTTCGCGCTCCAGGTCGCCGAGCACCAAGCCCGCCTCGCCGCCGAGCCCAAGTGGATCTGCGAAGCCTGCGGCTACCACAACGTCGGCGGCATCTGCACGCACTGCGGCCGCCTCGCCGCCGAGCCCAAGGAGACGCCGTGACCGAGCGCACCCACCCCTGCCCCGGCAAATGCGGAGCCGACGTCCCGCAACACCAGCTCGCCTGCAAGCCCTGCTGGTTCCGGCTCCCGAAGCCACTACGCGACGGCGTCAACGACGCCTACCGCAACAAGCGCCGCGACGGCGCACTCCCGCACCTGCGGGCCGTCAGCAAGGCGTACGGCTGGTACCGCGCCAACCCGGCGGAGGCGACCGCGTGAGCACCTACCGCACCGGCAACCACTGGGGCGTCACCATCGTCCGCGAGCAACCCGAACCCGCCCAGCTCGTCGCCGTCGTCGTCAACGGGGATCAGGCCCTCGCCGAACGGATCTGCACGCTGCTCAACGGCGCGATGCGGCAGGTCGCAGCCACCGCCGCGCTCGACCAGGCCGCTACCGACATGCGCAAGGGCTACCCCGGACACGGCTACCCGATCGAGTACGTCAACGGCTGGGAAGACGCCGCCGACTTCGCCGAGGGCTTCGCGAGCGGAGATGCCCCGCCCGACCACGGCCACGAGCACCCGCCCGGCACGCCGCCACACAGCCACCGACCCGGGCCGGTGAGCTGAGTGACCGACCTGCGCGACCAGCTCGCCGACACCGCAGTCATCCGCCTCACCGACCGGCGCGGCATCGGCCACATCCTCTGGCGCCTACGCACCGACGCCGGAATCAGCCTCGACGGCATCGCCCACCGCCTCGGCATCTCCCGCAGCGGCGCCGGCCGCCGCGAAGCCCTCGGCTTCCTGCCCGCCTCCGCACTGATCGAGCACGCCCACGCCCTCGGCTACGACCTGGCCCTCATCCCCCGGGAGGACGCACCGTGAACACCCAGGACAACAACTCGATCATCGACGGCGTACGCGGCTACTACGAGGCCGCCGCCCGGCTCGCCGTCAAGGAGATGCCGGACGCCGGCAGGTGGCCCAGCTTCGCCGACCTCGACGCCGACCAGCTACGGGCCTGGATGCTCGCCTACGCCAGCAACATCGAACTCGGCGTACGCATCACCGAGGCGATGCTGGGGCTGGGGATTGACGCGTGACCACCTGCGTCCGCTGCGAGCGGCCCATGGCCGACCAGGCGTACGCCTGCGCCACCTGCGCCAACCGGGCCGCCGAGCAGCTGCGGCAGGTCGTCGACATGCTGCCCGCGGCCAGGGATGTCGCGCACGGGCTGAGCCGGCGCGGTGGCGGCGGGAACGCCAGCGGCAAGCCGGGCTCGCAGATCCCCATCGACCTGACCGCCATGGCCAAACTCGATTCAGTTCAGAACGCGCTGGTCGGCTGGGCTCGGGTGATCAGTGAGCAGCGCGGACTGGACTACGCACCGACCATCGGAAGGTCGAACACATGACATGCTCCGTGACGCATTGCGGAAAGCCCACCTCCCACCGCACCTGGTGCGAGGGCCACTACCGCCGCTGGCTCGATCACGGCGATCCCACCGCTGGGCGTCGATCCCCGGTAGGCGGGCAATGCAGCATCGAGGGCTGCGAGCGCCGGTCCAAGGCCCGCACGTGGTGCAAGCTCCACTACTACCGGTGGAAGCGAACCGGCCTGCTCGAGGTCGCGTCGCCCGTCCCGGTCGCCTGCGCCGTCGAGGACTGCGACCGGCCTCAGAAGTCCCGAGGGTGGTGCCGCCTGCACTACGAGCGCTGGTGCAGTTCTGGCGATCCCCTGGTCGCCCGGCCGAGCAGTCGAGACCTGCCAGGCCCGCTGAGCCCGAATTGGCAGGGCGAGGCCGTCACCTACCAAGGTGCCCACTCCCGCATCCGGAGCATTCGCGGCAGCGCCCGGGATATGCAATGCGTTGACTGCGATGGGTGGGCTAGCGGCTGGTCGTACGACCATGCCGACCCCGACGAGATCGTGGAACCGGCAGACGCGGGAGGCAAGCACTACAGCGCCAAGCCCGAGCACTACCAGCCGCGATGTAGCTCGTGCCACACGATCTTCGATAACCAGGTGAGGCGGCTGGTAGCGCGATGAGTGACCCCATCGTCGCCGCTGTTGAGTTCCTGGCTACGCAGCTTGAGTACGCGCGCCATCAGCCCTGGGCGGATGAGTTCCTGACCGACGTCGAGGCGTGCGCGCGCATCGTCAGCTCCACCGCGCGGGGACCGGCGCCGCAGAAGTACCTCGGGCCGTGCGGGGCGCCAGCACAGGTCGAGACGACTACGTTCGCCGACCGGGCCGCCGGAGAGCGGACCTACGTCGACGGCATGCAGTGCGACGGCGACATCTACGCCCGCGAAGGGGCCTCAGTCGGCCGCTGCCGGACTTGCGGGGCCGAGGTGGCATCTGCGGACCGCCGGGCCTGGCTCGACGCTGAGGTGCGGGCTCACGCCTTCCGGGCCGCCGAGATCGCCAACGCCTACGGGATCAACGTCAAGACCATCCGGTCGTGGGCCACCGAGCGACAGGTCCGCTACGACCACAGCGGCACCTGCGTCCAAGCTGCACGGCCCGCAAAACTCCACCCCCACGGATGGGACCGCGACCAGAGGCCGCTGTTCCTCGTCGGCGACGTCCTCGACCTGGCCGCACAAGAGGCGGCACGACGCGAAGAAGCACGGGCCGAGAGGGCCCGGCGGAAGGAAGCGAGCGCAGCATGACGTTCAACCCGGACAACGTACGCATCAACGCCCACATCGGCAGCGACATGGTGATCGCCGACTGCCTGCTCCCGGGCTGCGGATGGCGGATGAGCTTCACGCCGGTCCGGCTCGCCCAGATCATCGAGGTGTGCGCGGAGCACCCATGCAAATCCGAGCTGATCAACGACCTGCGCATCGTCGCCGACATGACCCCGAACGAGGGCATGCAGTACCTGCGGATGCTGCTGGCCCGCCATGACAAAGCCACCGAGATGGGAGCATGAGCGGCATGGACAAGCGTTACTGGAAGGACCGGGCCAAGGAGGCCGAGGCTCGCGCCCAAGCAGCACAGACGCGAGTCCGCATCCTGGAATCGGAGGCCCGGGAGCTGCGCTATGAAGTCGAGGACAAGCGCAAGAACTGGGCGCCCATCAAGATCAAGCACCCGTATACGCCGCGCGATGCGGCGTGCATGCTCTGCGACGACCCGGCCGAGGACCCACGCCATGGATCGAGCGCAGCATGACGATGGAGTTCAACCCCGCGAGGCTGTACTGGACGCCGCAGGGCGGAGAGCCGGTGGACCTCAGCGGGTCCGTCACCAAGGTCACGATGCACTACGTGGACCCCGACGAGTTCACCAACCGCCTGCATGCGAGCGGGGTTCTTCACGCCGGTCACCGTTCGCGGGACCGTGAAGCTGAGCCCGTTGGGCTACCGGGCGCTGTTCGGGCGGAACCATCCACGTATCCGGCGCATGCACGCGGCGTACGGTCGTCGTCGTGGATGCGGACGGTGGTGAGCAGGGCATGAACCTAGCTCCGCTCGACCTCAAGGCCAGCAAGAGCTGCATGCTCAGCCTCATCGACGCCACCGCGCCAAGCGGACCGATCGAGCCCGCTGACCTGGACCGATGGATCACCCACGTCGTGCTGCCTGGCTCGGCCACCGTGCTGATCGACGGGCACGAGATCCACATCCCCGAGGGTGAGCACAAGTGGGTACGGTCCGAGTCCATGACCTATCAGCGCGTGGCTGCTTGACATCCGAGCAGCTCGCAGCCATGATCTGCGCAAGCCGAAGTGTCGAGAGACCCCGGCTGAGGCCCGCCATCGAGCGGGCCTTCGTCGTCTCCGGAGTACCAACGGCAGGTGACCCATGGCCCGGACACATGGGCGCAAGGGCCGGCCATGGGAACGGCTGTCACGCCAGACCATCGGGCTGTGGCTCAGCCAAGGCAAGCCATGCCCACGCTGCGGCAAGGGCATCGACCCGTTCGGCACCTGGCCTGCACGCCATCCGCTGTCGCCCAGCGTTGACCACATCGTGCCGCTATCGGTCGACCGGTCACGCGCCCACGACCCGAGCAACCTGCGCGTCCTGCACTACGGATGCAACGCAGCACGCGGTGACGGAACACGCGATGCGATCAAACGAACGTGGTAACGCAGCGTAGCGACGTTACCTAGAGTGATGGCTTTCGGGAAGATCGACCGTCCCTAAGGCCCGGCGGTATGTCACGCAGGGTAGCCGGGGGGAGGGGTCGGGACGCAAGATCACATGGGGCGAGGGAC